GTATTTAATAGTTCTGATTATATTGTAGACCCGTTATTATGTCCAAAATTAGAAGTTGTTTATGCAATTCCTCCAGATATCCCAACAATGACAATGGAACCTTTATTTACTCAAGGAATATCAAATACTATAAGTTGGTCTGACGAAAGTGGTACTGGCGCAACTGAATATTTTCCACAACTTTCTACAAGTAACGATTTTGATGAAAACTTAGAAGATTTATCAGAGGAAAGTAGAGTTGAATATATATCTCCACAAACAACCTCTGTTGTAACAACGTGGATGTCTATTCAAAGTATTATAAGTATTACTTTAACTTCTACTGGAACTGGAACAGATTATTTTACTGGCGGCAGTTTTGTGGGTAATATTATTACTTTAGGAACCACATTGCCTTCTGTTGGTACAGCTGTTTTCTCTGGTTCTGGATTAGATGATTTAGCTTCAGGCGGGAATTATACAAGCACTTCTCATCGTACTTATATTATAGAAATAGATGGAACAGGAGCATCTGATACATTTCAATGGTCTGATGATGGTGGTTCAACTTGGACTACTGGAGTAACAATGACTGGAGCTGCACAAGCTTTAAGTTATGGTGTAACAGTTACATTTACTGCTACAACTGGTCATACATTAGAAGATCAATGGAGTTTTGATGCTGAAATTCCAGCCGTATATGTTAGATATGAAACTAATGGATGGGTCCCTGACAGAACTTCTGCTACTTTTGGCGGTTTAATTGATGGAACTAAATATTATTATAGAGTTAAAGCGAGAGACGCTGCCTTGGCTGAAACAAATTGGTCTGGATATGTTCATTCAACGCAAGATGATTGTATAGATACTTTAGAATTAATTTCTCCTATTGGAACAGAGGTTTGGGATGGAAGATTTACAAAAATTGTACAATGGAAAGCTGTAGATGATTCTAGTGGATTAACAACAAATGCTACTGTTTCATATAGTGGAGATGGTGGAGATACTTGGCAGGTTTTAGATACTTCTCCAAATTCAAATTCTATTGTTAGTGAAGCAGAAACATCTAAAACAAAACGACAAATATTTACTGATTATCTTATTAAAAGTGTTACTGGAGTTTGGTTAGCAACTGATACAGGTAAAACAGGAACAAATTTCTATACAGGTGGTTATTTTGATAGAAGGGAAATAACTTTAAATGTAGAACTGCCTGCGGCAGAAACTGCTGTAATTATTGATTATGATACATATGGAAAATATTCTTGGGCTCTTCCTGATAATTTAGATTCAGAAGATGCTAGAATTAAAATTGCCGTTGAAGATGCTGTTGGCAATACTAAAGAAATTTATAGTGATAAAGATTTTGAAGTAATTACTATTCAAAATAGATTACATCAAAATGTTTTTGATATTACTGATGGGACTTATGTAGATAAGTTAATGAAAACGTATGCTAATAGTAACCAAGATATTAGTCATGAAGATGATAATGTTAAAAGAGGATATTCTATTGAAAATTCTGAATATACAGATTTAGATTTACACGGTGTAGGTTATGATGTTCTAAGAAAACCTGGAGAAAGCGATAGAGATTATAGAGAAAGAATAATTGCTAATTTAACTGCTCCTAAAAATACTAAACAAGCTATTTTAGATGCTTTACAACCGCATGTTTATAATGCTTGGATATTTGAATGGATGGGAAATTGGGAAGATGATTATTGTTTCTTTTTAGACTGGTCATTCATGGATTATAGAGATTATTTAGGCGGCGGTTTAGGTTATGGAGATGGTACTGATCCTTTTACTTTTGAAGTTCATGTTAGACCATTAATGGAATCTAAAACCGAAACACAGCCTTCAGTTGGTCTTTCAACAGTAACAACTGACTATTCTATATTAAGCGTTGTTGGAGTTTGGGATAATTCTGCAAAAACAGGAACTAATTATTATTTACCGGTACCACCTGGAACGTTTTCTGATAGAACAATTACATTAGGAACACCATTAACATCTCATCCATCAACAGTATATGTTGAATATGTAACACAAGAGATATTAAGAAAAATTGCTGATGTAATTGATAAAACAAAACCTGCCGGAACTAAAGCATACGTAATTATAGAAAGAGGAGCATATTATGGCGAAGAAGTATATGGTGTGCCCTATTATGGAGGGTAAAGTATAAATGGATAAAACCTTATTTTATGCAAGAGAGAAATTATTAGCTAGTGATTTAAATCAAACCGTAACTGATACAGAAGCGTATGGAGAAGATTTAATTAACAAATGGTTATCAGCTAACAATAATGTAGTATTAACGGGATTATTAGCAACAGGAAATACTCCTCCAGATAACAAATTAAATATTAGTGCCGGGGTTGCTTATCATAAAGATGGAAGAAAAGTTGAAACTGCTAATGAAGAAATAATTTGGAGTGATACTGATCCAAATGCTCTTGCCGCTGGTCCGCATTTAACATTACCAAGAATTGATATTGTAGCAGTTAGGCATCAATCTATTAATACAAGTACTGTTACAAGATATTTTATTGATGTTGATCCAACATCACCAACGTACGGTCAATCTGTACCGCAAACTGTTGTAACAGAACAAAATGATTCTTATCAATTTTATGTTGCTGAGGGAACCCCTAATGCAACTCCAACAGTTCCAGCAATTAATACAGATACATATATTCCTTTATATATTATTTATATTCATTCTCAAGCAGAAAATTCTAACCCTCACATTCCTGCTGTTGCAGATCCAACTAATGCTTATATTCAACAAATTGCAGGCACTGGATGGGCATGGGCTGGAGCTTGGAGAGCAGATTTAAGTTCTGATATTGATTCATACTATTATCAAGACTTAAGAAGAAAAGCATTAACCACATTAGAAGATAAAACATTTGAAATTCCTATTGATGAAAGTGTAGGAGCAGGCTCTGCTAGAGCTGATGTTAGTATCACACCTGACTGGTCTGTTGGAGATATTGTTTTAAATGATACTGTAGATGTTAGATCTAACGATATTATTAGTGTACCAACATTTTTTGGTACAGGTTTAAATGATTTATCTACTAGTGGAGATTTTTCTGGCACATCATTTTTAAATTATAGGGTAGAAATAGATTCAATTGGTGCTACTGATACATTTAGATGGTCAGATGACGGTGGTGCAACATGGGACGCAAGCGGCGTGGCTATTACAGGTGCTGCTCAAACACTAAACAATGGTATTATAGTAACTTTTGGCGCAGTCACTGGGCATACTTTAAATGATTACTGGAATTTTTACGCGGATCCAAGTGCAAATCAACCTGTATATGGGCCTGATGGGCAAAGTGATCCTATTTGGGAAAATCTTATTTTTGGTATTGTAACAGATATTACTCCAGGAAGTGAGACAGTTACATTTTATAGAGGTAACCCGCAAGGAACTTTAGGTGTAGATTATTGGACTTCAAATTGTAATGTTGATATAACATTAACCTATCCTTTAAACGTAAAATTACATAATTTGCCAGAAGATGTTTTTAGAAATCAATTTCAAACTGGAATGATTATTGATATGAATATTGAAAAACGTCTTGAAGATATTGAAGATGGAACATCTGGAACAACTTATTTCTTAAGAATTGATGGAACTAACGAAATGTTAGCTCCTATTACATTTAATTCAGCTTTGGCTGTTCCTCCATTTGTTGTTCCTGCTTCTGCTTCGGGGGTAGTAACTAATTTAAATGTTGATAGATTAGATAGTTTACACGCAAATAATACCGGTACAAGCTATATTCCCTATGTAAATGGTTCAACTAAAATGGTGTTAGGTTCTGCAGGATCTCAAATTGGTGTAGGCGTAACTCCAGTATATTCAATTGATGTAGAGTCAAACGGTACTATTAATGTTAGAGGAGCATCTGGTAGAGTTAATACAAACACTATTGGAGCTAATACCGGAACAACTGTCACTGTTCAAAATTGCGATTTTCATATAAATCCAGCAGCAACTACTAATTCTTTAATAATTAGACCTCCAACTCAAGGTTATGTTAGAATTTATCCTGTGAATACGGACCCTACAAACCAAACCGGATATTATTGTTATTATAGACCCGATTATGCTAATACCTATTATGGAGCCTTAACAGTTGATTCGGTCGGCGTTTACTTAGATTCAAACAAAAATGGAACAGGCATAGTTCAGCCATTAACATTAATGACAGCAGGAAATACGGCGCTAAGAATTGAGACTAATCAACAAATAAGAATTGGCACCGGGGCTACTTCCACTAGACTTTTTACGGTTACAGGTGATGCTTATTTCTTAGATGCTAACAATTCTGTAGCCGGTACTGCTGTAGATGCTACACTGTTTTCTGGGAGCTCTTATGCGGGTGTAAATTTTTCTTATGGTATTTGGGCAGAAAGCGTAGCGGATCGAGGAAGAGGCGTATATGGAAGAGCTATTTCTTCTGGGCTCTCTACAGATAATATTGGAGTAAAGGGTTATGGAGAAGGAACTGGTTCTAAAGGGGTTATGGGGCAAACTAATAATGGCTATGGTGTATATGGACTTTGTCAAACAGCTGGAGGAAGAGCTGTTTATGGGAGTGCTGTTAACGCTTCAAGTGTTGGGATGTTTGGTAGATCAGATAATGATTCTGAATATGGTTATTGGCCCGGATATGGGTCTAGTTCTGGATATTTTACAGGCTCGGTTTGGACGGGGCAAGAAAGAGCTAAATGTTTTGTAAGAATTCCACAATTTCAAGCTGTATTATCTGGCGGTCCAGTAAGCTCTGAATGGGAAGAGTTATTAGATACAGATCAAAACTTTCCTGGATATGAAGTAATAACTCATGATGGAGCAATAAAATTTTGGTGGAAATCTCCTTTAGGTTCTATTGATCAACATATGTTTGTTTATTTTCCTATTTATAAAGCTACTTCTTCTGTTTTATCTATAACTATGTCTAGCGATGATGAATTATATTATAAACTTATAAAAGACGATAATACTTTGTATGATGCCGGAATGCCTTTTATGCATCCTATGGGTGCTGGGTATACTTTAGATATTAGAAACGGAGCAGGAAACGTTGCTGCAGGACATTATATTATAGCAATGTATGTAAATAATCTTGGCGGTGGAAGTGCTTGGGGAATTAAAATGGATAGATGGATGACGCAAAATAGTTGTATTTATAGTCCTTGGATATTAAACAAATTTTTAGCAAGTACAAGAACAGGAGCCTTATCTGATTGGTGGACTTGGAATAAATTAGGAGATGGAGTAATTTAATGGTTAAAATTAATTTAAGTTTAGATAAAATTTTAGAAAAAGACTTTATAAAAGCAAAAGAAAAATATAATGGTGGGTTTGTAACTTTAGAAGAAGAGATTAAGTTAATTGTACAGAACACAATTATTAAATATTCCGAGAGAGTAAATTCTACAAAATAAATGGAGTATTAGTTAATGGATAAAAAAGTTTATTATACAAGAGAAAAATTAGCCTCTTCTGATGTAAATCAAAGCGTAACTGATTCAGAAGATTATGGCCAAGAAATAATTAGTAATCTTATATACGGATATAATACTACTTCTGCTGAATATGGTTATCAATCATTTTGTAGAGGATTATCAGCATCAGCGGTTGGAGCACCTGATCATAATGAAGTTATTGTAACAGCAGGCTTAGCATATCATGTTGATGGAAAAAAAATATTAGTTCCTTCTGATGTAACTTTAACATGGGATGGAACTAGTGCTTCTGCAGCAGAAACATTATTAGATAGAATAGATGCTATTGTTATTAAACATGCATATTCAAACACAGAAGAAGTTAGAAGTTTTGTTGATGTTGATCCTTCTTCAATCACCTATGGACAAGCAGTCCAGCAAAATGTAGTTGTTTCTCAAACTGATAGTTATCAGATGACAGTTTTAGAAGGAACTCCTGATGCTGTTGCCCCTGCTCCACCTGCTGTTCCAAGTGGGTATTTAACTTTAGCACATGTATATGTAGTTTCAACTGTTAATCAATTTCCTCCACATTTTCCGCCATATACAACTTGGATTGATAATGCAGGAACTCCACATTTACCTGGAGCTGTTTGGGATCCATTAATAACAAGTGATGTTGATAATTTAATTTATACAAGCGGCACAAGATGGTTTCATAATGGAGATTTTTATGCAACGGGAACAACTGATGGCGCTGGAAATACAGATTTAATAGTTATTCCTTATTCAGAAATAAGAAGTTTTCAATTAATGGTAGAAACTATTCCAGGGCAATTTGATCAAATTCCTCAATTATTAGAGTTAGCCCCAGGTATTGTTCAAGGGGCCACTGGGACACCAGCAGTAACGTATAAATTAATTATAAAAGGAGTATAAAATGGCAACTACATTACAAAAAATTGCTTCTATAAGAATAAATGAAGATACTGTACAGAGATTTATTGAAACTTCTAATGCAACAATAACAATTACACAATTTTTAGATAAACAAATAAATTTATTGAATGGGGCAGTTGATCAAGAAATTCTATTTTCTCCAATAACAACGGCTTCACTTGTTTATATAGAAACAACACAAGCAATAACAGTTAAATTAAATAGCAATTCCAACCCGGCGCATGGCGTTGTAGACGCATGGTTATTGGGTACGGATAGTATAACTTCTTTATATTTATCAAATAGTTCTGGAACAGACGCAACTGTAAAAATAATAATAGCTTAGGGGAGGGAAATTAATGGTTAGTTTATATCCAGGAGCATTTGACTCCTATGTGGATAAAATAGATTTTGTAGATAAAGTTATGGCAGCACATGTCAATAACTTACAAGACGCTGTAGAAACAATAGAACCGACCTTAGGCGTAAATCCTCAGGGAACTGCTGCAGATCTAGTTACTAGACTAGATAATGCTATGAGTTCTGATGGAACTAGAATAACGGCAACAGATATGCAACTCAATGGTGGATATGCTGGTGGATTAGGATTAACTACTGATGGTTTAGGAAATTTATCACTAAATGGTGATTTAGTTGTCGATGGTACAATTACAGGTAGTGCGACTTCTTCTTCAGGAACTTCTAGTGATACTTGGACTGTAGATAATGATGATAGTTCTGCAACAACTCAAGAATTTAGATTCGGGATTCCAGGAAGGTACATAAGATACAATAAAGGAACAACTCAAATTGAGTTTTCTGGACAAACTTATATTCCTTCTTTACTAAATGTCGCTGTAGCTTCAGGTACAAATGCTATATTAACAACTTCAAGTTCTACGACTGCTGGAAGTTCAGTTTTAAATATAGCAAAAAGCGGAGCTGTTACTGGTTCAGTTTACGGTATTTACGCTACGGCAACGGGCGCTACTATAGGAAATGTATCTGTTTCTGGTATCTCTACGGGTGTAGGAACTGCAGCTCAAGGTGTTAGTGGTCAAGCTAGCGGATCTTCTACAAGTTCTGTTGGTGTAAGAGGTTATTCGAATGCTACTGGAACTTCTGCTTATGGTGTATATGGATTAGCTGATGCTGCTGCAACTACTAATTACGGCATTTATGGTTCTGCTTCTGGAGCAGGAGATAATTATTCAGGGTATTTTGATAGTGGTTATATGAGGATTATTGGAAGAACTTTTATAGGTTCTACAATGATTGTCCCTGCTGGATTTTTAAATGTAATCGATACATCTATTGGTACAACAACTGCTGCAATTTATGGGGAAAAACAAGAAAACGGTGGAGTTGGTATAAAAGGAAATCATACAGGTGTTGGTGCTGCTGCTAATATTGGACTTAACGGTGAAGCTTCTGGATCAACAACATGGAATGAGGGATTAAATGGTTCTGTTTTAGCCGCTGCTACAGGCACTAATAATGTAGGCGTTGTTGGTTTATCTTCTGCTATTGGAACTTCTAATTATGGTGGATATTTTAATTCTTCTGGAGTAGGAACTACTAACTATGGTATTTATTCAACAGCTTCAGGGGCTACAGGCAACTACGCAGGGTATTTTGAAGGTTTAACTTATATAACAAGAACCTCTACTACAGATACTGATAGTGCTTTATACGTAAGCAAAGACGGATTAACAGTAGGAAGTGCTTATGCAATTCATGCTGTAACAACAGGCGATAGTATTGCTAACCATACTGTTCAGGCTAGTGCAACTGGATCACTCGAACAGATTTCTATTTATGGAACAGCTACTGGAACGGCAGGGACTGCAAGCGTTGTTGGTGGATATTTATTAGCAACTGGAACTGCTGGAAGTGCTTGGGGAATAAATGGACTTAATAGTGCCACTTCTACAACTGTTAATTATGGAATGGCTTTTCAAGTAACAGGCGTTTCGCCTACCAATTATGGTATTAATGTAGAGGCCAAAAACGCAGGAACAACAAACTATGCTGGGTATTTTAATGCTTCTGCCGGTGGAGCCCCTACAAACAATTATGGTATTTACTCTACTGCAACAGGTGCAACAAATAATTATGCAGGGTATTTTGATGGTTTATTATATGGCACAATAGCTTCTGGAAATTATGGAGCATACTTTAATTCAACATCTACGGTAAACACAAGTTCTACTTTAGGGGTAGTTAAATCGGGCGTTGTTACAGGAGACTCAACGGGTATTTATGTTCTTCAATCAGGAGCAACAGTAGAAAATAAAGCAATATGGGGTTGGACTTCTGGAACTGGTTCTGATAATTATGGTATTTATGGAGAATCAACTGGAGCCGGAACTGATAATTTTGGAGTTTATGGTAGAGCTATTGGTTCTGTTAATGATTATGGTGGATATTTTCAAGCTACATCAACTGTAACTTTAGCTGAAGGAATTCATGCTATTGGATATGGAACTGCAGTAGACGTAAGAGGTGCTTATGCCTTATCTACAGGAACGGGTACAAATTCTTATGGTATTCACTCCGAAGCAACAGGGCATGCTACTACAAATTATGGTATAAGAACATATGCTAATGGAGCCGTAACTAATTACGGAGCTTATAATGTTTCTGATACAGGTTCAACTGGAATTTATATTAATTTAGATTCAGTTGGCACCTACGGAGAAGCAACAACTACAACGGGAATAGCAGCTGGCGTTTGGGGCATTGGACAAGGAACTGGAACAGTTCATTATGGTGGGTATTTTCAAGCTGATGGCGACGATACTAATTACGGTGTTTATGGATATACTGATAATGCAACTGCTACAGATAATTATGGAGCATTTTTTGAAGCTTCTGGGGCATCAACTAATAATTATGGTATTGTTGCAAGAGCATCTGGAACTGGATCTTTACCAGGATCATTTTTAATTACAACTGGAGATAATTCAGGGGATACAACTACATATACAGGATATTTTGAAAATAATCCTACAACAGGTCCAACAACTACAGCTTATGGTATTTATTCAACTTCAGTTAATGCAGATAGCACAAACTGTATTGGTGTTGGGGGAAATGCTGCTGGAAGTGGGGGAACAGGTCAAAATAATTATGGTGGATATTTTTCTTCGGAACAAAATGCAGATAATTTACATTATGGATCTTATAATTATGCAAAAACAATAGCAACAATTCAAGCTTATGGTGCTTATAATAAAGCAGAAGCAACTGCTGCTTCTTCTGGAACAAATGAAATATTTGGTTCTTATAATCTTGCAACAACAGCTAGTACAAGAGTACCTTATGGAATATTAGCCAGTGTTACAGGAGCGGGAACCCCTGCCACTTCATATGCAGGATATTTTACAAATGGAATTAATGCAACTACTAATTATGGAACTTATATTAATGTTTCTGGCAATACAGTAACTAATACATTTGGCGTATATTGTGAAGTGGCTGATGGAACTGGTGGTGGAGTGCCATACGCTGGATATTTTAAATGCACTGGTTCAAATGACGGAGGATATGGACTTTACAGTGTAGTTGAAAATACTTCTGGCGTTAATTATGGTGTTACGGGTAATGCTACTGGAGCTGGAGGAACAGAAAATTACGGTGGATCCTTTAGTGCTTCTGGAGCAGTTCTTGGAATTAATTGTGGATTAAAAGCGGACGCAGAAACCGCTGCAACAACTCCTTTAACTTATGGTATATTAACTTCAGTTTCAGGCGTTCATGGTGGCGGAAAAGCTATTAAGGCTGAAGCTAATTGTACACTTGGAACTCAATATGCTGGATTTTTCCAAGCACAAGGGGCTGCTACTTTAAACTATGGCGTTTATTCAGAAGCTAATAGTTCTGCTACAAATTATGCTGGATGGTTTTCAGCAACAGGTGCACATACAACTAATTATGGTATTTATGCAACAGCAACTGGGGCGGCCACTAATTGGGCAGGGTATTTTGTTGGATCAATTTCAGTAAGTGCTAATGCTGATATAAATGGGGATCTAAAAGTAGTTGGAGCTAATTTTAGAGGAAGAGTTGTTGTAGGAGCAGCAGATTACAATCCTTCTGCTTTAACTGATGATTATATTATTGCAATGACGGATACAGCAGCTCCTAGAGCAGTTACAATAAGTACAGAAGATGTTGCTACAGGGACAGCTACTAATCCTAGAGTAGTAGTTGTTAAAGATGAAAGTGGAGCATGCGGAACAAACGCTATTACTATTACACTTGAAAGTGGTGGGACAATTGATGGAGCTGCTAATTTTGTTATGAATACTAATTATCAATCTGTAACTTTATATATTAATGGAACAAATGCGTTTGTATTTTAAGGAGAAATTAAATGACCTATATACCAAAAGATAATGTACCTTCACAAGATAATGTAGCCAATACTACGCTTGGTGAAGTAATTGGAAATAAAACCGATACTGCTACAGGAACTTCAATAGTTTCTTTAGTAAAAGCTGTTGCTCCTCCGACTTTTGACGATACTTTATTAGGAATGCCTACAGAAGGAAGAGCTATAACAGCAACTTTGTATGTTAGCCCTGAGGGAGACGATTCAGATGGAAGTTCTTGGGCAAAAGCATATACAACTATTCAAGGAGCTTTAGATGTAGCTTCTACCGATTTAGATGATTTAACTTTAATATTAATTTCTCCTCATACAACACAATATGATATTAATACAGTTGGTGATCCAACTTGGGCTGGAAATTATATTTTAAAAGGCAGTCATAGAAATTGGGCAAAAATTAAAAATACTAATGGCGCCGCTAGTTCGATTATGAAGTTTACGGGTAAAACTGGAGTACAAGATTTAAATTTTAATTTAGGAACAGCCACTAATGGTATTATATTTACAAATGGCGGTTTTAGAGTTGATGATTGTATGTTCATTGGCGAAGATTTGACAAGTCCGGCAACTGCTATTCATGCTGATGGAGCAACTTATATTAAACATGGAAAAATTAGAAATTGTGATATTAAAGGCGAAGCTACATCAACTAATATGACTGGGATATTATTAGATAATGCAGAATGTGCAGATATTGTTGATACTAGAATCGGATTTTGCACTAGTGGATTACAACAGGTTGGAGCAAACTCAAATCTTAATAGATTTAAGGATTCTGAATTTTGTAGTTGTGCAATAGCTGCAAATCTTGACGCAGGGACCGCATTAAGTTTTGAAAATGTTTTATTCTATCAGAATACATTAAATGTTGATGATGAAATTGGCGATCATATATTTTCTGGCATTAAAGGAGAGTTTCCCATTGTAACATATCCAGCAGACTTAACTGGCGTATCGATAAACGCTGGAAATGGGGCTTGGGGGTTAGATACAGAAATTAGAGCTGCAGTTACCGCGACTAAACCTTTTAAGGTTATATCTTATACATTACAACCAAGCGCTGATGAAAATACTTTAGTAAGATTTTCTGCCGATAGCGGTTCAACATTCTTTGCTGACACAATTTTTGCGTCTAAAAAGAATAAAGCTACTGGTTCTGGTGATGCAACAGATTTTATCTTTAATGCTGGAACAAGGATTAGCGCAAGTGCTTGGTCGCCTGGTGCCGGTAGAACAATTGATGTTTGGTTAGAAATACAAGAAATATAAATTTATATACATTATAAAAAAAGGAGACAAGCAATGGTAGATTGGGTACAGTTAATAAGGGATGTAGGATTCCCTATAGTTATCACATTATATATTCTTATAAGATTAGAGGCAGTTGTGACTAAGTTGAGCAATAAGATAACTGAATTAATCACTTATGTTAAAGCAAAACTCGGAGGTGACAATTAAATGTTACAACTTTCATTAGGAGACTGGATTTCATTGGTATTATTTTGTATATTTGCTGGAGGAATATTAAATAATTGGGTGTTAAAAAAATATCCTAATCATACTGTTCAAAAACTTTCTGCAACCTTCATAATTATTATTGTATTATCAATATTGCCTTTTTTGGCTAAAAGTAGTCAATTTTATACAGCATTTTCCATATATATTTCTACAATATTATTAAGTATTTTAGGTGGAGTATTTTTAGATGGATCTTATGATAATTGGCTGACAAGAAAAATAAAAGAAAAAACTGGACGAAAATAATGCTTAATTTTATTAAGGAAGTACTTGAAAAGTTACTTGCTATATTTATAAATAAAAAAAGATATATAGCACAAGAAGTTATTTTAAAAGTAGAAATTCCTAAAAGGGTAGAAGATTCAAAGGTTGAAAAACTCTATCCTGGAATTAAAGACCAAGTATATGCTTTTTTAAATGAAGCAAATTTATTAAATGCTTATATATTTTGTGGGTTAAGAACTATGGAAGAACAAGCTGATTTATATGCAAAAGGGAGAACAACTTCTGGAAAAATAGTTACTAATGCTAAACCAGGACTTTCTTTTCATAATTATGGTTTAGCTATTGATGTAGTTTTTAAGGAAGAACACGGATGGACTTGGAGTAGTGATAAGTGGAATCAATTGGGAGAATTAGGAGAAAAACATGGGTTTGAATGGGGAGGTCGTTGGAGTAATTTTCCAGATAGACCTCATTTTCAAATTGTTTTTGAACAATCTATAAAAGACTTGCTTAAAATTTATGCAAAAAATAATGAAATACAATCAGTGTGGAGTTATTTAGATGACATTAGAGAATCAACAAAACAAAATATATAAACAATATATAGAGTATGAAGGTTGGTGGATAAGATGTCCACATTGTTATCTTTATTTACCATTACCTGCATATAGAATTCACATGAAAGAAATTCATAATGAAACAGTAAATTATTAAGGAGGAACAAAAAATGGCTACAACTCAAGTTAGTATTGCACAAAATTTAACATCAACGATTACGAATGCAACGACTGCAGATGTTTATGTGACTAAAACTACTAATGATACAACAACTAGATCAAAATTTTCAACTCAAGGATTTGCAATTATTGATGGAACTGCCGATAAAGAGTTAGAGATTAATGATATGACTACTGTTGAAGATATATTTATTACATCGGATCAAGATGTATCAATAAAATTAAATGGAACAGGGACCCCGGCAATACCTTTTAAAGAAAAATTTTTAATTCAAGGTGGAACTATCACTTCTCTACATATTTCTAATGCTAGTGGAAACACTGCTAATATTTTTTTAGAAGCTGCTGGAGAATAATAAAGGAGGGTAGATAATAATGCCTATATTCCCAAGAGGATGTGTAGATTATTACGTTGCTGATGCTTCAGTAACAGTAGCAAGTCAAATAACAATAGATTTTCAAGAAGATCCTGGAGCCCAAATGGGTGCTGGATCTATTCAGTGGATAGAAGTAAGCCCAGGATATGGCTTTACTATCCACTTAAATACAACTTGTCAAGAAGAGACGGATTTTCAATACTCAGATTTATCGAAATTAGGCCCAGGGACAGGCGCTTATTGGAGTAGAGCATCTCAAACATTATTTCCTATAAATCCAGGAGATGATTTATCTGTTAGAACTAGTGGTGGTGTAGAAACGTTTGGCGTTGATGCTTCTACTGGAAATACTGTTATTACAGGAACAATTTCAACGGGCGCTGCAACTATCGTAGGTGATTCTTCATTAACAGGAAACTTAACATTAACAGGAGCATTATTATCTCCTACTTATATAGGATTAACACCGGGAAGCGTTCCAACGAGCGTTTCTAATGGTCAATTTTATTATGATTCTATTGCAAAAGAATTTAAGTTTAGAGAAGATGATTCGTGGGAAACATTAGGGTCTTCTTCATTATGGACGACTGTTGCGGGAGGTTTAGCCCCTTTAACTTTAAGTTTTAATTTATTCGTTAGAGATGGGGCTGGAAATATAACTGCATCTCTTTTTGGAAGTAGTGGAGGAATAGAATCAGATGCTTATTTACAATTAAATGCAGCAGTCGAACCTTCTCCGCCACAAGATGGTCAAATATATTATGATTCAGCTTCAACAAAATTTAAATTTAGAGAGAACGGAGTATGGAGCGAATTAGCTGACTCTGATTTATGGAAAAGATCTGGAACAACTATATATCAATATAATTTAGGAGATACTTTAGAAGTTCGCGATGGAACAGATACCGCTAGATTTATAGTTAGCGGTTCAACTGGAATTGCATCTTATAATTTACATCCAACATTTACAACCGATACAGAAATTGTTGATAAAAAATATGTTGATGATACTGTTGGAGATGGTTTATCTTTTGATGGGACAATATCTATAGGAGATATTTGTAAAAGGAGTGGGGTGACTACAATAGGAAAAGTAACAGGAATTCCTGAATCTTTAATCGTTGCAAATGATGAAATTTCATCATTTACTAATACACAATCTGGAACTCATGAAGTTGGCTCATCAGTTGCTTCTACAACATTTAATTGGGTCATGTTAAGAGATGGTGAAACTAATGCTTCTCAAATAATTTCTGGAACTAACTTAGTTGGCACCCCAGTAACAGTAACACCGGGAACGGTAAGAACTTATGCAGGAACGATTGCACCTGCTTTGAGCCCTGTTAGTGCCACAACTTATACATATACATTAAATACTGTTGGTGATGATTCTTATGCAGATTCTGCAACAACAACAATTCCTTTTAGATGGAAAAGATATTGGGGAGTTTGGCCTGTAACGGGAGGAACTAATTTACCTACTAATGCAGAAATTTTAGCTAATTTTTCTTCAGAATTTGGTACTTCTAGAGTAGCTAGTAAGGCCTTTGATGCTTCGATTGTAACTCCTGATGGCGGTCCTCCAAATAATTTATTTTACATTTATCCTCAAACATGGGGGAGTCCAACTCAAACAAAAATTGGTGGATTAGATTTCACAGATTATACTGAAACAACTATGTCATTTACTAATGCGTCAGGGGCGACCGCGACGTACATAGTAATTTATACAAATAACGCAACAAGCGATAGTGCTATAACATGGCAGATCGTATCCTAGGAGGGGAGAATAGATGGTAAGATTACTCGGAACAAATGTTTTATCGCCGATTACACCTTTTGATTCGGCAGATACAAACCCAACTCATAATGCTATATATGGGAAAGGTGGATTCCGTGTTGTAGCTGATACAACAGAGAGGAATGCTATCGCTAATGATAGATGTTCTGTTGGTATGTTGGTATATGTTATAAGTGATGGAAAAACATATCAATTAAACACAGGTTTTCATGACCCTCTTGTAGATGGAGACTGGTCAGAATATAATTCTGCAGAAAATCTTTGGGATAGAACTGCAACAACCGTATATCAACATAACTTAGGTGATAACTTAGAATTAAGAGACGCGGGGAGTGTTGCTAATTTTTCTGTTAATGCAACAACAGGTGATACTTATATTGGGGGAAAATTAACTGTTATAGGAGCTATTGACCCAACAAATATAATTGTTGATAATACTGTTGATGCTAATAGTCTTGTTTTAAAAGACAGTACTTCTTCTTTTCCTTATTATAATACATTTACTAGAGATGGGTTTTTAAATAATATTAATGGTGGTATACTTATTCCAAGAGATCAATTGGGATATAATTGTAATCAATTATTTAATCCTTCTTTAGAAGCTTATACAACTGAAAGTTATGTATTTAATAACTGGGAAACTTATGAAGGATATGAGATATATCCGAGACCGAATCCTATTGCATATCATGGAAGTTATTCAGCTGAACTTTATACAGAAGTAGATGAAGATCTCGTTCAAATGATTTCTTGTAATTCAAATACAGCTCATATATTTTCTTTTTACGGGTATACAACAGATACTGATGCAAATATAAAGATTAGACTTTATTATGATGAAATGGGAGATACTGCTCAAGTTTATGATTGGGGAGATAATACTTGGAAAGATGATGATGACCCAGGAATTATATCTCGTAGTTATAATTTTCTTATTGTTGCAGGAGGGGTTTGGAATCGATATACTACTCCAACATTTACAACGGATGTAACACAAACAGATATAGATGTTAGAATAGGTATTTTTAGTGGTTCGTCTAATAAATCTGCATTGATTGACGCTGTACAATTAGAAGAAGGAATTGTTGCAACCCCTTACATTGAAAGTGGTGCACCTAATTTGTTTCATAATACTTCATTTGAAAGATTTTTTAATTATAAACCTTATTTTTGGATTCCGATGACTATTCCTATGGCTGTATTCAATACGGATGAATCTTATACTTCTTTAGAAGGAGCTTCCCCTATTAATGCATATGAAGGAGCAACTGCTGTTAAATTTGATGTAGGAGCTAATGGCCAATTAATGTTATTTGGAACATATTTTGTTACTCTTGGGGGACAAGACCACACATTATCATATTATGGTAAAGGAGATGTTGGCGGAGAAAAAGTTGGTATTATGTTGGTAGCTACTGAAAGTGGGGGAGGAGAACCACAAGGACTTTATGATTGGACTACAGGGCTTTGGGAGGAATGGGCGGGAGGTATTACTGCAGGGCAAATAAAAATTGATACCTTAACTAATGCATATCAAAATTATCCTGCTTCTTTTAAGACTCATCCTTCAGCAAATTTTTATGCATTTTATTTTATTCGTGGAGATTTTCCGCCAGGAATGACTGGACAAGCGAATACTACTGCTTATTTGGACGCTTTTCAAACAGAAATAGGAAATGAGGTTACTGATTTTACTTTAGGATATATCTATTCAAATAGGTTTGTAAACTATTCTCTTGAAACTTTTACTACAGGACCTTATGCAATAACGGGTTGGGATTTTGAAATTCCTTTTGGAGGAACATCGACATTTGAGCCTACAGCAGATGCTTATGATGGTGATAATGCTACTAAAATAACAGTTGATGCCCTTGGTTCACTTGCTGTTATGAATCAAGAAGTAGAATTAGCTCCATATTTTAATTTTAATTATTCTTTTTATGCAAAAGGTGAGGTTGGTGGAGAAACTGCTGTTTCTATTATATTTGATTCTTCTGGAAATATTTGGAATTTTGTTACAAAGACCTGGGATGTTTTTGGTGTTTTCCCTACTATTGAACAGGTACAAACTTTTGTTTTAACTACTGAATATGTAAGATATGAAGTTGATGCATTTTTTGTTGCTGATGATTCTGATATTGCGTTTGCAACAGGAGCAGGTGATCTGCCATTTAGTATGGGGCATGCAAATGAAGTAGTATATTTTGATAGTTTTCAATTAGACTTCGGAGCGTCTGCAACTGGTTATAAACCAGAAGATCGAGATCCTTTGAGAGGTATATATATAATTCCTGGGCTATTAACAGCAGAGGCTAGTTTAAATGAAGACGATTGCCTTTTTACTGTCGGCAATGGAACAGCTTTTGATACCAGTCCATATATTTTTAATATTGATGGGTTAAAAGCTCCTAATTTTTATCCTACTGTTGCAACAGATGGTGGAAATATATTTTATATTGAAAATTATGGGGATGAAGTATTAGAAATTATTAAAAATTCTAGTAATAACTTTGAACATGATTTTAAATTTTATGGTCCTCTTATTACGCTTGAAGGAAAAATAGCTTTTGATACCTCAAGTACTTACTTATTAACTTACAGTACAGGTGATAATAGATTTGAATTTAATCAAGATGTATATATTGATGGAGATTTAGAAATAACTGGAACTTATACTGTAGGGACTATTAATGCAACAAACGGAACCTTCGATTTTCTTACAGTAAATAATCAAGCAGATTTAAACGGAATTACTAATATAGGTAATGATACGGGAGATTCGTTAAATGTAATTGCTTATTCTTATTTAAAAAATGAAGTTGTTGTTAATTTTGCAACTTATTTTGGTATTACATCTTTTGCGGCTATTAATAACCCTGCTGTTCCTTTAGGTTCTGGTGTTCAATTTTTAACTCAAAATAATGATTCTAATATTTATGCTAAAGTAGTAACAGATGATTATGGAAAATCTTATGTTTCTGTTGGAAGTACAGTCGCTTCTTCCCCGTACGCATGGTTAGATTTAGAAGGCATTCATACTACTGACGGAACAAGCGATACTTTTGATGTTGATGCTATTAATGGAGCAATGGTTCTTCGTACTGCCGTCGGAAAAGACCCGTTGGCAATAACATTAAATGCAGCAACTATTGTAGAAATTAAATCTGATGGTAAATCTTATTTTCCAGGATTAATTGATTATAATAATACTGTTTCTGGTTTAACAGCAACAGATCATAAAGCAGCCATTGATGAATTAGCTCAATTAATTGATTATTTGCTCCCTGATAATGCTTTAACCTTAGATGGAATAGATATCGAATATTATAATACAACAATTGTTTCTGGCTATATGTCTACAGGAGGTCCAAATAATTTTATTAGTTTAGTCGCAGGAACATCTCACGATACTTTAATAGAAGATGCAACTTTTAATGGAAGAGTTCCTTCTATAGCAACACAAGCAACAACTTTTAATTATGCAGATAAAGGTGATTTAGAGGTTTGGATTTATAAAGGTGGAACCGGTGCGGTTACGATGGTTGAAACGTTTGATTTAGAAACTGCCTTTGATGAAACCTTTAGAACAAGTGATCAAGGCGCTACATATGCTGGCGGATCTGGTTTACCTTACACAACTCCTGGCGGATATATAACTATTACATCTGTGGGTAAATATAATGACTATGCTGGTTGGCAAAAAGGAAATGCTACTATTAATATTGATTCTACAGATTTTGCTGCTGGAGAAAATCAAGTTTATGTAAAACATACAAACATGGGAGGAGTTATTGTGGATGAAACAACTACGATAAGAAAATTCTTTTATGATACTGCAGCAACTAGCCCTACTTCGGCTATACCAACTGTAGTTCAAACAATTTTCTCTGCTGCTAGACATTTATCAGGGTTGGTATATTATACTACTAACGATGCATTTACTATTGGAGCAGGTTTAACTAATCCTTTTGCTAATACTTATCACGCAACCCCTATGTTGTTAACATTATCGACGATTGGAATTGTAGATAGAACTATTTCAGTTGGAGATCCTAGTTCTTCTGGCTATGGAAGCCCTCCTAACGTTGCAGATACTTTTGATTATTCTGCGCTTATATTACTTAATCTTGCTAATATATATTCCATAAATGCAAGAGCAAGTTGTCAAGGAAGAGATCCTTTTGGAAGTGGGGCCACAGTTCAATCTGCCTCTGAAAATAGATTAGTTAATACATATTCAACTACTAGAGCAACAGCTCTTACTGAATATTTTACAGATGAATATAGACGATTGAGTTATTTTAATACTCAAGGAGATAATACTTCAGGCGTTGATGCGTTTGATCTTATTCCTGGAATTATAGCGGGAGTATGGACAGAATCAACAGCATTAGATGATGGAGAGGCTCAATGTTATAATAATGGTCTTTATTATCCTAGACTTGATCATACTGTAGGATATTTGCCAGCACAAACAGCAGATTATTCTGGATTCTCTGGAAGTCAGTATTATATAAGAGCAATGTATGATTCAGGGACTCCACATTTGAGTGGATTATTAGAATTAATTGGATGGACATTATCAACTTTTGATACTACTGGTTCTCCAAAAGCGAAAGTTGAAATTAAACTACCAACACAAACTGGGTGGCTTGATTTAGGTACAGCATATAATGCTGGTACTTTTACAGGTATAGATGGTGATGGTTGTAGAATTTCTGAAAGCGATGATGAGTTTGGATGGACGGCAGGAGGATTTAGTACCGCGGCCTCTGGGTATATGTATATTATAAGAATAACGTTATTAAATAATACAGTTCCTCTTTTAACAAATTTAACAGAGATAGGGTGGTGAACAAATGTCTTTAAACGATAACACAAAATTAGACGTTGTATTTAAGAAAGCTAAGGGAAAGGCTGATACATCTACTACAACCAAAGCTTATTATGAAGAAGCTTTAGGTGGTGGATTTCTTATTGATGGAGGAGATATTTTTGCAGAAACTCTTCCTGATAATGACCCTGCCGCAGCTGTTGCGGCTGGTCTTGCTACTGAATATGATATAGCGGGCGCTATTAGATTGACAGAAGATCCTAGTGTTGCAGATAGTAAAGGCTGGATTGCCTGTACTCCTTATCCTGGAGTTGCCCCGACATTTCCTACTAGAATGGTAAATTGGATTCCTTCTAAATATGGTGTTACCTATTCAGTTCGTTTATATAAAAATAATGCTGCTGTTCCAGCTAATGAAATTCCTTCTTCTGATACTAGTGATTGGTTTTTTGATGAAAAAACAGGAGTTTTAATATTTCAAGATACCCCTCCAACAGCAACAAGTTTTTGGATAACTGGGTATCAATATATAGGTGAAACTGTTATTGATCTTAGTTCTATGACTTTTACTAATGGTTTAACTGAAACTGCCGGTGTCGTTTCTCTAGGGGGAACACTAGCTGTAGCTACAACTATAGATACGAATGGATTAGATTTATGGATAAAACCAGGACTTATTTTAGGGACTGATACTGATGCAGATACAACATTTATTACTTTTAATCAAGGGTATCCAGGAACAAACAATGCTACTCTTAGCTGGGATGCTGATTGGCTTGGCACAACCTATGATTATATGAAATTTGTTGCTCCTTATGATATTAATTACATAGTTGGGGCATCGAGTAGAAAAGATTGTTATTTACTTGCTGATGGTGGATTAAATTATAATAGTGGTCTTAAATTAATAGCAGATGGAGGGTCATCTGCACTTTTATTTGGATGGTATTTATTTAAAGATACTATTGTAAATGGTCAACAATTGGCTCTTGAATATTTTTATGGGCCTACATCTACTACAACACAAACAATGTTAATGCAAACAACGGGGGAAACTGAATTTTTTACAACAAGTACTTCTACGGCTGTTCAAGGATATTTATTTGATGTAATGGGAAATGGCATAGTTGCTGGTGGTGGAACTCTTTTAGGATCAAAATTTTATGTTAAAAACCCAACTACAGCTTTTCATTATTTAACAGGATTAGAAGTTGAAGTTGATATGGATGATTATGATTTAAATTTACAAAATCACTCTCTAGGAATTTATTGCCATAACACTAACTCTACTTACCCTGCCACCTCCTGTTTTAGCGGTGAAGGTGCTTGGAAGTATGGATTAGATTTAGATCTTAGTGCAGGGATTGCAACTATAAGAGGAATTAATATAGCTGCAGAACAAACCTTAGATGATTCTTCATTATATGGAATTGTCTTGAGTTTAGATGATAGTACCACTGGGCTTTTAGGGGTTTCTTATTTACAGGGCGTTTCTATAAACTTAAATTTAAGAGATGGCTTTACTCAACAAGTTAGAGGTCTTTCTATCGCTAATAATGATGTTGCCGCTACTGTTACTAGAACTGCGATATGGTTAAGTGGAACTTGGGACTATGCTTTTCAATTTTCTGGAACATTTACTAATCTTTTTAATGTAGGAGTAAATGCGGTGGCTTCTACTGCATATGTTTTTGATGTTGGAAGCCAAGTTGGTGGAGGAATGCAAATTGATGATAGTGCATCAGGGGGATCAAGTGTATATGGAGTTTGGGTTAAAAATGGTGGTCCTTTTGTTCCTATTTCACTTAGTACAAGCGCAGGTGCTTTATACGCTGAAACTGATAGTGCTACCGGCGTTGCTGGTATTTTTCATAACAGTGCTACTGGTGGAACTGGTTATGCTACTTATACTCAAACTGAAGCATATGGGCATTATGTAACAAGTTTAGCTGCAAAATATGCATTAGACGCAAATGTTACTGGTACTTTTTTAGTTGATACTTATGGTATTGGTCTTACTACATCATTAACTTCTGGGGCTGCTGCTAAAAGTGCTGATGGTTTATATATTGATCATGGGGTTACTTTTTCTCATTCAGGTGTTACTGCTGCAGCATTACGCATTCAACTTTCTACTTCTCCTGCTTATATGCATCATATTTTATTAGAATCTGATATTATTACGGCGCCAACTCCATATCGTACAGGGTTAATTACTACACAATCTTATAGCACTTCAAATCAACCATTTTGTATTTTTAGAGGAGACACAAATGCAACTCAAAATTTATTATATTTTGGTGGCGGTTATACTGGAAATGCCGATGTAGCAACAGATATTATTTTTAGAACAGCTCCTACTGTAGGGGTTACAGAGACAGCTGGTACTGTAAAAGAAATGGTCGCTATAGATAATCTTACTACTAATTTTACATATGCCATGTCTTTAGGTGCCGAATGGTATTGTACTGAAGTAAATACAGGAGATACTCTTCCTCTTGATATGTCTTATATTCGTGTTAAAGGGACTAGTGGTGGTGGGCCAGTTACGCTTGGTAACGGTGTTTTAGCTATTTCAGTAACAAATGCAAAAAGAGGACAAATATTAGTTATTTGTGGTTCTGATGATACTGACACTGTGACTATTAAGGATAATTCCGTTGGTTCAGGTGTTAATTTGGCAGGCGGAGTTGATGTAGTTTTAGGCGCTGGAGATACATTAACTTTAATATATGCTGATGCATTTGATTCTCCAATAACTTTTGGATGGACAGAACTTAGTAGATCAAATAACTAAAAAGCTTAAAAGAAAAGGAGAGAAAAGATGAAAAAAATTGATACAAAAAAAGTGTTACTTGATTTAGATGATAGACCGATTAGTTTTGACGGGAACTCGGAAAATAAAGCAACCGTAGGAAGAGTCATAGCTTTTATGCTTCAAGGGTATAAAGGAAAAATTTTTGGTGGAGATTCATTAAAAGTTTTAGAATTAGCCAGAAGTTTTTATAAAAAAGATTCTGTTTCTTTAGATAAAGCAGATTTTAAAAAAATTAAAGATGTCGTAACGGAAGATCAACAATTTACTCCTATTATTCTTGGACAAGTCATTGAAATATTAGATGATGCAAAAGAAGAAGAAATTGAAGTAAAACAACAAAATGAAGATAAGTAAATATATCCTTTTTTGTTTAATTATTATATTGCTTTTTATTTCTTGTAAAGGATTAAGTTTAAATTCAGATATTCGTCCAATAAAAATTAAGAAATTTTTAACTCAAAAATATTCTGATAGTCCTCTTATTGGACATGAACAAGAAATGGTTTATTGTGCTGATAAGTTTAATCTTGATTATAGACTTTATGTAGCAATTTCAGGAGTAGAAAGTACTTTTGGTAGAAGATACCCAAAATGGTCAAAAAATTTAACTGGTTATGGAATTTATAGAGATAAAATAACTAGCTTTAAATCAATTTATCAAAATATTTATAAGACAAATGAATTGATTGCAATAAGTAAATATTATAAAAAGTATAGAAAAACAAAAAGAATAGAAGATTTAGCTTATATTTATAAAGGAGTTCCTCCTTTTAAACCTTATATAGCTAATATTAAATATATAATGAGAAGTATAGATAATATAGATAGATAATAATTTATCTTATATATTATTAATTTAAATAAGAATTAAATAACTATAGCTATAATATATATATATGTATATTAATAGCTGCTTATTAGCTACTGCTTATTAGCAGTATATATGTATTAATAAGCCTTAAGACACCTGTAGTGGGTGTCTTTTTTTTTGTCTCCGGGCATCTAATATTACGCGTTCGGCCCAATCGCGTCTATTTCGGCCCAGATGTGTACATTTCAGTTGTACTATGTTATAATGACATCATGATTAATAAAGGAGGTCGAAGTAAAATGAAAGTATATGTAGTAGTAGGGCGAATGAATGTTTTAAAGTCAGTTGGTTGTGCTGGGGTTGGAAATACTAGGGAGATGGCAGAAGCAATAGCTAAAAAATCAGATTTAGATGAATATAGAATAGATGAGTTTGATGTGCAAGAAGAGGGGGCATAAATGATGAAAAATAAAGAAAGGTCAGTTAGAGAATATTTAAACGCTTTTGATGAAGGAAAATTTGATAGTGCTAATGTTAAAGTTCAATGTGAGGCCGGATGGTATGATTGGTTTTGTAAAGATAGTTCATTAGTTAATAAAACTAAAAAACTAACGGCTAAATTGAAATCAATTGCTAGAAGCTCTAGAATTGATTTAGATAATAATTATGTATTCTTTAAAAACAACTGTCCCTGTAAAGGTCCACTATACGATGATTTTAGAATTTGTGATATTAAGACAGGGGATGTGTTGTTTACGATAACACCTAAATCAGGACATTCAGGAAAAGCAGAGGTCCATGGAAAAGAAAACGACTTCAAAGAACCCTTAGCTTTCGGTAAGTGGAAAGACGTCCAAGGTTATTTTATGGAATGGAGGTCGAAATGAAGTGTAAAAAATGTAAAAATAAAATAGAGACTACGGAATTCAGTATTAACGGTATTTGTATGAGTTGTTGGCAAAAAATAAATAGGAGGTCAAAATGAGACAATTAGAATTTAAAAGAGTCAGTTACGGCAAAAAGGATACCCCTGATGAAATGAAGGAGTACAAGCAATCAGGGATTCCAGGTTCACCAGTAGGAACTATTAGTGAAATTTTAGATATGATTAAAACTCATAAGCTAAATATCAATTCTATCGTCTTAGAAGATCTAGATGGAAGCAGAAAGGTCATAGAGGTAAAATAACAGTGTACATCTGCAGAGTATCGTGTTATAATGTTAACATAAGAGAGGTCGAGATTAATGAAGGGTCGAACCAAAAAATTAAATAGAGACAAAATAGACAGGCTAGGGTATATCTTACCAAGGATACATCCTTGTTTTTTATCTGGCCCGTTACACGAATCGACCCCGTGTGCGGGCCTTTTTCTTTTTAAGGAGGGAAAATAAATGTTTAATTATAATGACGGGGGCAGAAGAGAAGCAGGGTGGCAAGGGGATACAGGAGATTGCGTTTGCAGGTCTATTGCTATTGCTTGTGAATTGCCTTATCAAAAAGTATATGATGATTTGAACATTCTTATAAAAAGTTGTAGGCAGACAAAACGAATAAGAGGATCTCATTCAAGAACCGGGGTTTCTAGAAAGATATATGATACATATCTTAAAAATTTAGGTTGGAGTTGGAAAGCATGTGTGACAATTGGAAGCGGTTGTACGATACATTTGAAAAAAGAAGAACTACCTGCTGGAAATATAATCGCTAGAGTATCAAAGCATTTGGTTGCTGTTATTGATGGAATGATTAATGATACCTTTGATTGTTCACGAGACGGAACGAGATGTGTTTATGGATATTATTACAAAGAGGCAATGCGTAATGGTTAATAAAGAAGTAAAAATAGATAGAGATATATTGACATTAGATTTAAAAAGAAGCATTGATGGGCTCAATAGAGCTAAAAAAGGAATCGCTAAAAATGAAACACAAGTGTTTGATAATCAAAATGAAATAGATCATTATTTACACCGGATAAAATATCTTAAAGAAAAATTAGGAGTAATAAAAATATGACTAAATTGACATTAAAACATTATTCTAGGCTATGGTTATTATTATCAAGTACTTTTATATTTGTAAAAGAAGTAAAAGGAGAAAGATAAAATGACAAAAAAAACTAAAAAATATTATGAAAATGGTGTTGATATGATTGAAAAAACAGACTCTAATTTGTTTTGTCCTTTTTGTAATGAAAAATTAGATGTTGAATTAGAAGATCTTTATAGTGCAGAAGGATGCGAGACCTGTAATTTTCGTGGGTATACTTCTTATACTATTAACGTTAAGTGCACAAAGTGTAACAAAGTTTTTTATAAAAAAGAAGTCAAAAAGGAGTCATTATTATGATAAGTCTAAAAAACAAGCTTAAATTACGTTATTATAGACGAAAATTAGTTTCTAGATCATTTTTTGTGGTTGGATCACTTATCTTAATGTTTATGCTATTTTCATCTGTTAAAGATACAAAAGCTCAACCTCAGATGCCTCTTAGAGAAAATCCGGTTAAGGTGGTTGAATCAGTTGTAGCGACTGCATATAACTCATTAGAAAATCAAACAGATAGCACCCCATGGATAACAGCTAGTGGATATAAATGTAAAGAGGGAGTAATTGCTTGTAATTTTTTACCATTTGGAACTAAAGTATGGATAAAGGGGCATGGAAGTAAACCATATATTGTAAGAGATAGAATGAACAGAAGATACACTAAACGAGTCGATATTTGGATGCGCAGTTACAAAGATGCTATTAAATTTGGAAAACGAGATATTATAATAGCATATTTTGTTAAACCTAATCAAGTTGAATTATAAAAAAATAGGAGGTGAAATGAAATGAATATGAGATGGACACTAGAGGCTGAAGCACGTCTTAAGGAATTATATAATCTTGGAATGTCAGACAGAAAAATAGGTGCTGAACTTGGGGCAAGTAAAAATTCAGTAGCTATTAGAAGACATAAAATGGGTTTAAAGCGAATGGATCAGCCATTATATTTAAGAGATATTCCGCATAAACATGCCGGTCGTAGAAAAAAGAGAACCCGTCAACTTTATACTCCACAAGAAATTGTTTTTATTGAAAATTCTTTAATGAGTAAAAAAAGTGTTGGCTGGATTGGCAGGAGATTAAAAAGATCTGCTAAAGCAGTTGAATCTTTTATATGGAGACATCGGTATGAAAAAAGAAAGCTATCTTCTGCAACAATCAATGCAACAAGGCAAGAGTTAAATCCTGCTATTGTTGAACTTTCAGGCGATAAGATTGTTCCAATTTTAGCATCTTTATTGAAGCAAGGAACACCATTGGTATTAAGAGATCGTTAATGGTTAGATATTAGACTGGTGGAGGGGATTAATTCTATCTTTCCCCTCACCAGCTAATTAAAGGAAAAAATATGAAAACTATTGAAAAAGAAAAAGTAAAAAATGATAATATGATTTATTGTGAAATTCAAAATAATGGAGAAATTGATACAAATGCTCTTAGATTAATGGGTGCTACTACAAAAGATGGGTCAAAGATAGGGTATTTTGGTAGTGGTATTAAATATGCGTTGGCTACAGCACTTCGTATGAATATTCCTATAAAGATATTTCAAGGAGAGAAAGAAATAAAAATTTCTCTTAGAAAAACAAAAATGAGAGGGCATAATTTTAGTGTTATTTGTGTTAATGGCGCACCTACAAGTATTACTACTCAAATGGGTAGAGATTGGAAGCCTTGGTTTATATTTAGAGAATTTTATTGTAATGCTATAGACGAGGGCGGCGAATCATTAGATATAGCTAGAACCCTTACTGGAATGAAAAACAAAACAAAGGTTTATATTGGGTTAAGAGATAGCATAAGAGATATTTTTTCTAATCAAGATAAATATTTTTCAACTAAAAGAAATCCATTATATTTTGTTGGAAAAAATAAACTTTATTCTAGAATAGATAAAGAAATGGTGGTTTATAGAAGAGGTGTTCGGGTTTTTGATCTTGGAAGCTCTTTATATGATTATGATTTTTATAATTTAGAGATAAATGAAGCAAGAGAGGCATCGGATTTTAATATAAAATGGGAAATGGTTGATTTTTGGAAAAATCATGCTACTAGAGAGATGATTGCGAGTTTAATTAACAATCCTGAAAGTTTAGAATTTAAAATGGATTGGGGTTTTTCTAGTCACACTCCAATGAGTAGTACATGGCTTGAGTGCTTAGAAAACAAAGTTATAGTCCCGCAGGAGTATGGAGGATATTTTGCTGATGATTTATCTAATTATCATATAATTCTACCTCATAAATTGTGCCTTGAGTTGCATAAGGCTTTTGGTGATAAATTATTAATTAAAGGAATGTTAGAACATAATACAAAAATAGTAGAGGTCCCAATAACTCAAAGAGCAAAAGACTTATTGGAAGAAGCAACTAATTTTTTGAAACAATCTTATTATTTTGTTAATATAGAAAATGATTTTCCAATTAAAGTAGCTATTCTTGATAAACATGTTTTAGGAGAAGTTCAAGATGGGGCTATTTTTCTTTCTCCAGATTTATTTCTTAAAGGTAAGAAGGAGGTGATAAAGGTTCTTGTTGAAGAATATGTTCATGCTAAAAGCGAGGCTGGAGATAGGACTAGAAGCATGCAAAATAATCTTATAGAAATAATTGTAACGACGATTGAAGAAAAATGTGGTCAATATTTATAAACGTTTAAAATAAAAAAGGAGGAAACAAAATGGCAACAGCAAAAATGAAAGAATTGGTTAAAGAATGGAATGAATTGAGAGAAGAAGAAAAAAGAACAAAAGAGAAAAAAAATTCATTAAGGGGTGTTTTATTAAAAGAAATTACTAAGACTTTTCCAGATAAAACAAGAAGTGCTAGATTAGAAGTTGGAGATTATAATGTTATTAGGTCTGCAGTTCCTAAATTTACATGGGATTTTGCTACGTTACAGAAAGTGCTTGGTAATGATTTATACGAAGAGGTTACAAAGGTTAAAACAACAGTAGATGAAAAAAAGATGGGAGAAAAGATAGATGAGGGTATAATTGATAGAAAGAAGCTTTATAAAGCATGTGATGTTAAATATGAGGAAAGATTATTGGTTAATGCTAATAATAAGGAACTTAAGGAAGATAATACTAGAAGTTTTGTCGAAGTAATGGATTTTTAAATATGCATAAAACTATTGATACAAATGAATATGTTTTTGAAACAGATTTAGGAGATGTAAAAATTAATGCTTTTGACGAGAAAGACGCATATGAGCAATTTTTATATTTGTTTGCTGATTTTGATTTAAAGGTTAAAGATATTAAGAAGGAGACAAAAGCTGATGCAAGGTGATTATAGAGTACCTCTCAGTGATTCCCAGGTCACCCCTGGTGAGCTCTCTGCGTCAAAGTATATGATTCTATATATTTATGAATTAAAGTGCCCCAGAGGCCAATTTACCAATAAAAAGGAGGAATTTGTTTTATAATTAAAATATTTTAGGGGAGGTCGATTTCAATGACTGTAAAAATAAAAAAGCACGAATCGTTGAAAAAATGGGATACCTGTAGCGGAAACTGTAAACATTGCTGGCCGATGGTTTATAAAAATTGTAAGAGTCCTAAAAAAGTGATTAGAGCTCTTCTAATTTTAGAAGATACAATAACAAGATACGAAGAAAATTTAGATACAAAGCGTTTTATAGAAATAGTTTTTAGAAAAGGATTTGTAGAAGCATGGAATTAAGGAGGAAAAATGGTAAAAGACACACAGTTCAAAGCGGCGAAAGATAAGATTATAAAATTATTTTATAAACTTGATATTAATCAAATGAAAGACGTTGAAGCAGAAGTAGTAAGAATTACAAAAGTAAGGTCAAAAATATTTAAAGGTACAATGCCAGTAGCAGAGAATAAGGAGGAGTTATGAGTAAAGAAGTAGTAATAAATGCATGCTATGGAGGGTTTGGGTTAAGCCATGAAGCTATTATGTTATATGCTAAGCTGAAAGGGATAAAGTTGTATGTAGGTTTAGATGAATTTTCAAAAAAAATATATAAAGTTAGGACAGTAAAAGAACTTCTTAAAAAAAGTATTATGGGGCTAGGTGTTCATTATTTTACAGTTCCCCCTAAAAAATATTACAATTTAGAGAAAAAGATAAAAAAAGAAGGACGTAATTATAAAGAGTTAAATGAATGGTATTTTCATGAAAGAGACATTGATAGGGATGACCCTATTCTTATAAAGGTTGTTAAAAAATTAAAGAAAAAAGCAAACGGAGGCTGTGCTGAATTAAAGATAGTGGAGATTCCAGATAATATAGAATATCAAATAGAAGAATATGATGGTTATGAGCATATTGCTGAGGCACATAGGACTTGGGACTAAAATAATGAATAATTACGGAAAATATGTAACTCCAGAAGAGTTAATAGCAATGGGGGATAAAACTAGTTTAAAAGAACTAAAGAAAGCGCAGAAAGATAATCGTAAGTGTATGAATTGTGATGAAAAGGTATGGAAATATGGAGGAGCCGGGTTATGTTTTTCTTGTACAACTGGAGAATCTGATGCAAGCGAAGATTTTGAGTTAGTGGAGGCGTAAAGGTGAGTAAAGTTAAAAAAGAAACTAACTGTAAGGGATGTAAATATTTAGATGAATACTTCGGAGATTGTTGTCATCCTAAAGGTCAAGGAGTAAAAAATATACAAACATCAATTGATAATTGCGTAAAGAAAAATTACGCTTGGAAGGAGCGGGTAAAAAAATGACAAAAGTTAAAGATATAAATGAAATGACTATTAAGGAATTTAGAAACCTACCGGGTAGAAATTGGGATGAAGATATAGAGTTATTTGATCAGATAATTATATTACCATGTACTTTGAAAGATGGCTTGCATGATAGTGGGTATAGACTTATTGATTTTGTTGCAGTTAAAGATGGGATTCCATTATGTAGACTATCTGGGTGTAGTGATGTTATAAATCTGTGTGGTATTGGTGGTTATAATCAAGGGAAGAGTGTATATACAAATCAAAGATGGAATATGGATTGTTTGTCTAAAAGTGGCCTACTTAGATTGTGGTGTGATGGGCATCAATTAAAAGTAGGAGTGGCTTTATCATCTTTTGAATTACTTGTAGTAAAGATGAGTTAAGAAATAACAAAGGAGATGATATGGGTAAAATAATTACTTGGAAATGTGAATTTTGTGGAGATCTTTTTGAAAAAGAATACGAATACAATAATCATATAGCTCAACATAAAGCAATTAATTTAATAAATAAGAAATTTCCTAGGGTGCATCAAGAGGGATGTGAATTCACTAATGGTGGTTTTTATGTTCAACGAACTAAAAAATGGGTAGAAGCATTTGAGAGAGAAGTTATAAAAGAAACATTAAAATTTGAAAAAAAAGCATTAAAAGACGCCAATCCAAATTCTTATGCGTGGCACAGAATACTTGATGATTATGGTAGTTTGTTTTATTGTTTTTCTTCTAGAAGACTAAGTTTTTGTAGAAAATGTTGGAAAGAGTGGGGACAACCATACCATGCGAATAATTGTTGTAAAAAACATAAAGAGGAATAAATAAATGGTACAAGGTGAAAGAAGCTATTTCGGCAAAAATACAGAAAGCTATAAAGATAGTTTATGCGCTAATGGGTGTAACTCTAGATCAATCGAAGGCTCTGTTCTTTGTAGAAAATGTTTTAATAGTGTAAAGAAATATAATGAAGCACGAATAAAGCAAACTTTGATTGATATAAAAACTAGATTTGATCAAAAAAATAAAAACATATTACAATATAAAAAATTTAAGGAGGTGAAAAATGGTTAAATTAACATGCCGTATTCCTAAAAAACAAGCTTATTCATATATAGAGATTGAAAAAACTGTTGAGGATAAAGATTTAGATAAAGAATTAACTAATATGGGTAGTTTAATTGATGATAATGCAACTTCTGATATTGATGAAGTTATTATTATTGGTAAAGAATGTCCTAAATGTGAAAAAGCTGATGTTTTAGCGGTTAAAATAGGTCTTTCTTCAAAAACCAATAAACCTTATTATCGAGTTAAATGTATTGATCCTAAATGTGATTATTTATCATGGATTGATGTAAAAATTAATAATGGTAAAAAATGAGAAAAATAAGAGAATTTATGAAAACCGCAGCGACAGATAAAAATAACAGTGTACAAGCCGATTTAAGTGTATTATAATTAAGTAATAGAAAAGGAGGTGAAATTAATGAATAATGCTTTTGAAAAATTAGAGATTCTTCTTGGTGGTTTAGAATATCATTATGATAAATTAGAGGACAAAGAAGCAAAAGGGCCTCATTTACCTATCGCTAGAAAAATTTGGCAAGAAGTTAAAGCTATTGCTGATAGTGAAAGAAAGAGAATCACTAGCGAATATAAAGTTGGAGATAGTGTAGAAGAAGATGACGATGCTGATAAAGACGAAGAATAGTTGAAGGAGGGTAAAAATGGCTCAATTACAACAAATGGTTCCTACTCCAGTCGCCGCTAAGTTTTTGGGGATTAGTGAAGATTATTTATACGAGGTTAGAAAAGATAATCTTAAGTGGAAAAAGAAAGGGTGTAGAACATTTTACTCTAAGGCGTCTTTATCACGTCTTTTGAATAAAAGGAATAAATTAAACAGCTTTAGATAAAACTAATGAGGGCTGGAGTGAGGTAAAACTTCAGCTCTCTTTATTAAAAAAAAGAGAGGTCGAGAATGTTATCAAATTCGAATATTTGCCCCACTTGTAAAAGTTTCAAACAAGACAGTAACCTCGTCGATGATAACTTCACGTGTGATTGTAAAGAACAAAAAAGGCTGATGAAGCTATACATTAGATCAAATATACCATATGAATATTGGTTTAAAGATTTATCTGATTTCCATGGAAGAAGAGAATATGAAAAAGAAGTTAAAGATTACATTGACAATATAGACAATTATTATAAGCATGCTGTTGGGGTTTTTTTATGGGGGAAGAATGGAACTGGAAAAACTCTTTTGGCTGTTACTATTATTAAAGCTGCTTTAGAGAAAAAGTACAATTGCTTTTTTGTTTCTTATTCTGAGATTCTTTCTATGTTTACAAGTTCATGGAAGAGTGATAGTGCTAAGTTGGCGTTTGAAAAGAATATTGAAAATTCAGACTTTTTAATTATTGATGATCTTGGTAAAGAAAATAAATCAAGTTTATCCGAAAGTATTTTAGACAAAACAATTAGATATAGAAGAAGCCCCACTATTATTACTTCAAACAGAAATGTTGAAGAGCTAAAAACTGATTATAGTCATAGATGTGGAGAAAGTTTAGTGTCTTTAATTTATGGTAAAATGATTCATATGCATATGTTAGGCAGTGATTTTAGAAAAGATATTAGTTCAAAATTAAAAGAAATAGTCAAAAAAGGAAATTATAAAACAATAAAATGAATACAGAACATTTATTATTAAACTCTATTATTACTCAAGGTCATATTATTCCTGCTTTAAAAGCAATTAACGAAGGTTTTTTTAAAATTAGATTAAACAAAGAACTATATTTATTTCTTAAAAAATATTATATTGAGTATAAAAAAGTTCCATCTATCGCAATAATTAATAAAGAGTTTCCTGAATTTGAATATATTGAAGAAAAAGGTCAAGTTGGTTTTTTTATTAATGAAATTATAGAACAAAAATATGAATCTAAATTAACAGAGATGCTTTCTAGAAGTATCAATATGTTAAAAAATGATAAACCTAGCGATGTGCTTAATTTTATAGGAAATGAAATGTTAGACCTAAAGGCTGTTTCTCATAATAGAGAAGACGTTAACATTATTGCTAATTCTAAAAAAAGGTTAAAGAGGTATATTAGATTAAGTAAAGCTGGAGGAAAATCTTTAGTTGGAATACCAACTGGATTAAAAACCATTGATAATTTAACTAATGGTTTTCACGGTGGAGAATTAATTGCTATTATGGGTCTTCCAGGTATGGGTAAAAGTTATTTAGCTGTATTTTTAGCTAAAAGTGCATGGTTAAATGGATTCAAACCTTTATATATATCTTTAGAGATGAGTTCAACTCAGCTTTCTAATAGATTTGATTCATTAATTACTGGTTTAAGACATAGTAAAATTAAACATATTCAATTAGAGAGTCAAGAGCTTGAAATATATAAAAAGCACTTATTGGATATAAGAGAGGGACACCCTGAGTTTGTTGTTTCTACTCCTTCTAGGTGTACAACAACATCAATTTTTGCTAAAATAATAGAACATAAGCCTGATATTTGTATTGTTGATTACGTTTCATTAATTAAAGATGATGCAAGATCAAAAGATGTGTGGGTTAGAATTGATAATATTATGAGGGATTTAAAAAATATTGCTAAAGATAAAGATATTAATATTCCGATTATTGCTTTAGCCCAAGTTCATAGAGGTTTTAATAGAGAAAGCGTAGGTCTTCCTAAACTAGAAGATGTGGCTCATTCATATGCTATAGCTGCACATTCAGATATAGTTATGGCTCTTCATCAAAATGATGATTTAAAGGATGATAATAAAATGTTATTTGGCATTCTTAAAAATAGAGATGATGAGAATGTTAACGTAACTCTTGATTGGAATTTAAGAGAATCTATTATAGAAGAGGCTAAAGATGTCTGTTGATTATTATAAAATATTAGAAAAATATAATTTAGAAAAAGGAATATTAAGGGGGGATGAGTTATTATGTTGTTGCCCGTTACATGATGATAAGAACCCTTCTTTTTCAATTAATTTAAAAACAGGTAAATATATTTGTTTTGCTGGTTGTGGCGCTGGAGATTTTATTGATTTAATATCAAAACTTGAAAACGTTGGTAGAGCTAGCGCCGAAGATTTAATTAATAATGATAGTGATGATAAAAATACGCAATTAGATAGATTAAATGAAGAACTAAATGATATTAATTATTCAAAGACACATAAAATTGAATTAAATGAAGAAATTGATGAAAATATATTAAGTGGCTTTGATTATAACAATTATGATTATATGATAAAAAGAGGGTTTAGCGAAAATATTTTAAAGCAGTTTGAAATAGGTTTTTATAATAATAATATTACAATTCCTATTAGAGATGAAAATGGAAAATTAATTGCTGTTTTAGCAAGACCAATTGCTGATTCAAAAAGAAAATATTATCCATTGATTCCTCAAAATGGATATAAAAAACATTTAATATTATATGGATTACATTTGGTTGAAAAAATAAGCAAAGACGTAATTATTGTAGAGGGTCATTTTGATGTTTTAAAAGCATTTCAAGCTGGAATAAGGTGTGCTGTTGCAATTCAAGGTAGTAATTTGTCTGAATATCATGAAAGAACTATATTAAGAAGATTTGACAGAGTTATTATCGCTGTAGATAATGATAAAGCCGGTAAATTAGCTAAAGAAAAAATTATTAAAAAACTAAAAGGGAAAATTAAGATTTTTAGCTTTAAATATAAAAATGCGGATATTAAAGATATTGGGGATATGACAGAAGAACAAATAAATGAAGGTATTGATGAAATGGAGTTAATATATTAAAATTATGGTATTAAAAAAATGATAATGTTGGTAGATATGCACCACCTTATGCATAGAGCTTATTGGGCTTTTAAAAATTTATCAATGGAAGATGGTACACCAACTGGGTTAATATATGGTTCATTAAATATATTGTTGTCATTAGCACAACGTTATCATCCAAAAGATTTAATTTTGTGTTATGATGGTGGAAGTGATAGACGAAAAGCAATCTGTAGTGATTATAAAGCAAATAGATCTTCAGATATGGTAAATGGGTTTTATCAGCAATTAACAATATTAAGGCAATTATTAGATGATTTAGGGATGAAGCAAACATATATGATTGGTGAAGAGGCTGATGATATTATTGGAACGTTAGCTAAAAGGTATGGTAAAAATAACAAAGTTATTATAGTTTCTGGCGATCATGATTTCTTGCAATTAATAACAGAAAATATTATGGTTTTACGTGAAGGAAGTAATAGAAAGTTATATACAAAAGATATGGTTGAGGATGAATATGGCGTTTCGCCAGAAAAATTAGAAGATGTTTTTTGCATAACTGGAGATGGAGCAGACAATATTAAGGGCATTAAAGGTATAGGGATAAAAGGTGCGTTAAAATTAATAGTAAAATATAAAAGTTTAGATACTTTAATAGAGTCTTCTAGCATGGAAAAAAGTTTAACACGAGTTAATGAAAATAAAAAGCTTTTATTATTAAATAGAAGGTTAATAAGAATCGTGGATAATATTGAAAATATAATTATTGATAAAAGAGATAAAAAAATAAAATTAGTTAAAAAAATATTTAATGATTACTTTAAGTTTACTTCTTTTATAAAAAGATGGTCAGAATTTGAAAACTTTTCTAATATAGGGGGTGATGACTCAAATAAAAAGTCATTTGGTGTTCCGGTTTAAAATAAAAGGAGGAAAATAAGATGGTTAAAAAAGGATTAGGTAGTTTTTCACAAAGTTCAAGTGCAGACAGTTCATTTCCTTGGTTCAAAATAAAGGAAAATGATACAAAGGTTATAAGGTTTTTAACAGGTGGAGAAGACATCGTTGTTTGGAAAAGGCATTACCTTAATTTATCAAATGGATTTAAAGGAAGCGTTCTTTGCTTAAACGATCCAGAAAATGATGAATTTGATTGCCCACTATGTAAAATAGCTGAAGATGGATTTAAAGTTCCAGTTGGTAAAGCTGTGGAGAAAATTTTAGCAATTGTTATTGATAGAGAAGACAATAAAGCTAAATTATTAGAAGGAACACGCGGTGTACGTAATATGCTTGCAGATGATTATGAAAAAAATGGAGACATAACAGATGTTGATTATTCTTTTTCTAAGAAAAGAAACAAGAATAATTGGATTGAATATGAACTTCATGATATTAGAAGTACAGTCCGCGGCTTGACAGAGAAAGAATTGGCACAAAAAGATGATATTGATTTAGACGAAGTCGTTATTGCTTATACCAAAACAAAAGAAGAGATAGAGGCTCTTTTGAAAGATAAAGGAAATGGGAAAAGTTTTGATGGTGTAGGTAGTGATAAAAAGAAAGAAGAGCCAGTAAAAGAGTCTAGAAGAGGTGAAAAAAAAGAAACTTCTACAAGATCAGCCGCTAAAGTGGCTCCCAAAGCTGTAGAAGAAGACGACGATGACGATGACGATGATCTTTTAGATTAAGGAGATGTAATGGGTACATTAGAAGAAATTTTTAGGTTACAAAGAGCGTTCGGGGAAAAATTTATTAATTTTGATGGCTTGTCTGATATAGAGAGAGAGGTTCTAAGTTTAGAATTTATCGATCATTGTATAGAAGAGCTTATTGAAATGAGAAAAGAAATTCCCCGAAGAAAACACTGGAAAAAATTAACTCCAGTTAATAAGGAAAAGTTGTTTGAAGAATATATTGACGTTTTGCATTTCTTTATTGAATTAGCTATTATTAACAAATGGGATGCTTCAGATTTATATAATTGCTATTTAAAAAAGAACAAAGTAAATCATGAAAGACAACAAAAGGGCTACTAGGAAAGTAATATCGCCTGGGTTTTGTGGAACTAATGTTAAGTTATTAATAATTAGTCAGAACCCAGGAGTTCCTTATCAAAAAAAGGTTCTACAAGGGGTATTATCAATATGAAAAAAGTTATAATTATAGGGGCTGGGTTAACAGGTTGTACGCTAGCTCATCTTTTAGGTTCAAGTTTAGATATTACTATTATTGAGAAAAATAAGCGTCTTGGGGGTCATTGCCATGATTTTAAAAATGATGATGGCGTTATAATACAAGAATTTGGTCCGCATATTTTTCATACTAATCATCAAGAGGCTATTGATTTATTAAATAAATTTACAACTTTAAATGATTATATTCATAAAGTAAAGGTTGTTATTGGTAATGAAGAATATGATTGGCCTATAAATTTAAATACTATAAATAAGGTTTTTAATAAAAACATGAGTTCTGAAGAAGCTAAATTGTTTATTGATAAACAAATAAACGAGGTTAAAGACGTTTTTGATGATAGTAATTTTAAAAACGTTATGATAAAGAAAATCGGAAAGACTTTATACGATAAATTTATTAATGGGTATACAAAAAAGCAATGGGGTAAAGATCCTTCTAAATTAACACCTTCTTTTGCTGGAAGGATTCCAATTAAATATAATTATGATGATAGATTTTTTGTAGATAAATATCAAGGTATTCCAGTTAGTGGTTATTATGATATGATGAAAAACATGATAGATAATAAAAATATTGAATTAATTTTAAGGCAGGAATATAAAACGTTTGATGATATATATAAAAAACGTGATTTACTTATTGTTACATCACCGATAGATGAGTTTTTTAATTATCAATTAGGCAGATTAGAATATAGAGGTCAAAATATTGTGTTTGAATCATCTGCTTTAATAAATCAAAAATGTGCCGTTTATAATTACCCTAATGAGAATATTGATTACGTTAGAATTACAGAAATGAATCAATTTTATAATAATATAGGAAGTCCTGTAGTTAAAGCGATAGAATATCCAGGTATTGCTAGTGGATATAATAAAAGCTATCCTATGCAAGATGAATCAAATAAAATGTTATATAATAAATATGTTAAATTAATTCCGCCTAATGTTATTTTTGCAGGAAGATTAGGTAGGTTTCAATATATAAATATGGATGTTGCGATTAAACAAGCAATAGATTTATCTAAGGAGATTTTAAAAAGCATATGATAATAATTTTAGAAGGCCCAGATTTGTGCTATAAAACTACTGTTGCGAATAAGCTGGCAAAAACATTGTCTAATTCAAGAATTGTTACATCAGGTGGTCCGCCTAAAAATTTAACTCACAAAGAAGTGGATTTATGGTCTCAATTTAGATTAGATATGTTTTATCAAACATACAAAGCATTTGAAAGTTTAGGAAAGACAAAAGATTCTTATATTATTATGGATAGATTTATATGGAGTCACGCAGTTTATTCAGAATTAGTTAATAGAGAATTTGATTTAGAATATATTAAAAAATATGATAAAATGATAGCTGCATTATGTGAGGCTAAAATATATTTTCTTTTTGCTAATTCTAATATAATTAAAAAACGTTATAAAGAAAGAAGTGATGATAGATTTAATGATAAACAAATAATTAAGGCCTGCAGCTTATATAAAAAATATTTAAAAATGACTAAATTGCCGTTAATGAAGATCGACACATCAACGAAAGATAGCAATGAAATAACAAAGGAGATTATTCAATGGGAAAAAACAAGTCGGTAGGTTTATCTTTTTGGTCTTATTTGGGCGATAATGTTCCCGACAGTCCTTCTGGCGCTAATTTCTATTTACCGCATCTTATATTTGAATTACATAAAAGAGGATATAAAATATATGCTCTTCAAGAGGATAGGGATGGTAAATTGGGCGAAGAGTTAATATTTAAAAACTTTTTGGCTCGAGATAGAAAAGAAGCTTATGAGCTATTAAATTTTGTTGAGAAGGATAATTTTCCTGAATTAGATATTTTATATGTTGAATGGAGATGGCCTATACCTGGAAGGAATACATTAAAAGATATAAAAACTCAAGGGTATACTCCTGATCTTCAAAGGCAAAATGAAATTTTAGAATATTATCATAATAAAAATGAAACTAAAATAATGATTTGGGATCAAGATCATAAAGTTACTAGTGATGACGAGAAAAAATATATAAGAGCTAATTTTGTTGAAACCTCAACAACACCTAGGTATATAACTAAAAAAAGACAAAGAATACATGTTCCTTTTGATATGAGAAAAATTATGGATTATGGGTTAAGTGAGAGGTATAGCGACGTTGTATTATATGTTGGGAATAATTATGAAAGAGAAGAAATGATTGATAAATATATAAAACCTCTTTCTAATGAATATTCCAATAAAGTTAAATTTTATGGTAATTGGAAGAAATATCCTGATGAATTTGATAGAATTAGTAAAAAATGGCCTAATATAAGTTATAATGACAGAATAGCTAAAGATCGTTTTCTGGAAGTTTATGGCGATTCAATTTGTTCACCGTTATTAGCTAAAAAAAGTTATTTAGAATATGGCCACATGACAGCAAGAATATTAGAGACACTATACTTTGGTAGTCTACCTATTGGGTTTAGAGAGTTTAACGGGATAGAATTTTATTTAATTCCAGAATTAATTGTTGATTCGCCAGAAGATTTTATTAAAAAGTATAATAATTTATTAAGTATGAGTAAACTATCTAAATTTAATTTATATAAAAAACAAATTGAAAAGTTAGAGTTTATGGATGTAAAATATTTTGTTGATTTATTAGAAAGGAGAAAAAATGTATAGATATTTTGATTTACTAGCAGAAGTGCACAATACAGCCCCAACAATAATAAGTAGAGGATTAGAAACAAAAGAATTAATAGAAAAGAAGCTTTCGCTTGATACAACAAACTTATATTCTGTTGATTCTGTTAGAGAGCTCCCTTTAATAAAGAAATATTTATTTGGAGAGCTTTCGTGGTATTTTTCTGGCTCTAGAGATGTTGATGATATAGCTAAATATTCTAAGTTTTGGAATAAGATAAAAAACGAAGATGGTACGGTCAATTCAAATTATGGGCATTTAGTTTTTTATAAATCAAATAAATATTGTAATACTCAATATAATTGGGTTAAGGATCAGTTAATTATTGATCAATTTTCTAGAAAAGCTGTAATTTTATATAATGATAAAGATTTATATTATTATAATAATAAGGATTTTTGTTGCACTCAATTACAACAATTTTTTATAAGAAATGGTAAGCTTCATAGCATTATATATATTAGGTCGTCAGATATGATTAAGGGGTTAACTTTCGATATTCCTTTTTGGAGTATAGTTCAGCAACAATTACTTTTTGATTTGAAAGATAAATATGGTGATTTAGAATTGGGTGGATTATCAATAAATATTGGAAGCGTTCATATTTATAAAAATGATCTTGAATTAGTTAAAAATATGATAAATAGTAATAATAAAAGAATATACCAGGTCAAATTAAAAGAAAAAATTGAGTTACATTATCCTCAAAGTTGGTATGAAAAAAATATAGAGGAACTTGTGGTGATAAATGAAAAATAAAGATAAATTATTTATAAATATAGTTAATGAAATGGCAACCCAATCAACTTGTTTAAGAAGAAAAGTTGGCGCTGTAATTGTTAAGGACAATATGATATTATCCACAGGGTATAATGGTGCTCCATCTGGATTAAGACATTGTAGCGAGGTTGGGTGTTTAAGGCAACAGCAAAATATAAAAAGCGGTACTCAATCGGAATTATGTAGGGGGTCTCACGCCGAAATGAATGCTTTAATTCAATGTGCATTAAAACATACCAATCCAGAGGGTGCAACAGTATATTGTTCTGCCCATCCATGTTGTTGGTGTACTAAGATGTTAATAAATGCTAAAATTAAAGAAATAGTTTATATTGAATATTATAATGATGAATTAGCTAGAGATTTATTGAAAGAAACAGAAATAATAGTGAGAAAATATGAAAAATGAAGATAAAATAAAACTTTTAGAAGATAAGCCTAGAAGAAAAAAACTTCTTCGTAGGTTGTTAAAAATTGGAAAAATTAATTGGAAGGGAAATAATCCTTACGTATACGGTACAATACAAGAATGTGATTTTTATGATAATCTCCCTAATGATTTAAAAAAATATATTAAACATAATAATATAGATAACGCATATATACAAGATTTTTTAGTAGAAATGGAAAATGGAGAAAGTTTTTTTATTGAGCTTGAGTGTTTAGTTAAAGAAGATAGGTATAAACTTCAATTTATGGATAACAAATCTCGTAGAAAAGAAGCAGAAAAGAGTCCGCACAATACGTTTTTTGTTTCTTTAAATAATTCTCAAGCTAAAGGATTTATAATTCCAGCTTCTTTTGTTTTTGAAGAATATATAAAGAGAGATAAGTTATTAGATGTAAAATATGATGATTATAATAAAAGAAAAGATGGTTTTGTTGATTTAGAATGTAGAAAAGAAGAATTTATACATGGATCTATTAATGATGTTTATGATTTTGTTAGAAAAGAAATAAATAAAAAATCTAAAAAGGTTTTTCCAAAAGCTTCTACAGAAATTATTGATGATAATTTTGTTAATTTACATTGTCATTCAGAGTTTTCATTATTAGATGGAATGGGAAAGGTTAGGGATATACTAAAACATTGTAAAGAAATAGGTCAAAAATCAATCGCTTTAACTGAACATGGTAATATGAATAGTACGCTAAGGGCTTATATAAAATCAAAAGAATTAAATATCAAATTTATTCCCGGAATAGAGGTTTATCTTGTAAAAGATATGACCGTAAAAGGATTAGAAGACAAAAAAGAAGGGGATAACATTGAAGAGAGAAACAAATTAAAAAAAGAAAGAAAAAAAAGAAATCATTTAATTTTATTAGCTAAAAATGAAATTGGTTATAAAAATCTTCTTAAAATATCTTCTTTAGGAAACATTGAGGGTTTTTATTACAGACCTAGAGTCGATTTGGATTTAATAAATAAATACAAAAAGGGATTAATTGTTTTAAGCGCTTGTATTTTTGGTGAAATATCTGAGAAGATAATTCATTCTACTGAAAAAGATGTTATTGATACAGTAACTAAATATAAGAAAATGTTTGGTGATAATTTCTATTTAGAGATCCAACCCCATAAATTTGAAGATCAAATTACAGCTAATAAAAAAATAATAGAATTGGCTCATAAATATAAAATAAAATTAGTATGCACTAACGATGTTCATTATATTCATAAAGAAGATAATATTGCACAACGAACATTAACTATGCTAAATAGAAAAATTACTATTAGCAAGTTAGAAGAAGATAGGTTAGATAACAGTGGGTTTCATTTAAAGACAAGAAAAGAGACATATGATGACTTTATTAATACTATAGGTAAAGATTACTCAGATGATGTGAATGAGGCTTTAGATAATACTGTAGAGATAGCTAATAGTGTTAATGTTGAAATAGATATAGAAAGTCAAAAAATGCCTAAATTTAAAGATATTAATGTGGATATAATAATTAAAAAGGTTATTAATGAGAGATGGAATGAGATAAAGAAAAAAATTAATAAAAGTGAACATAAAGCGTATAAAGAAAGAATTAAATATGAATATGATATTATTAAAAACAAAGGGTTGATAGATTTTATTTATATTATTTATGATGTTGTAAAATGGGCACAAAATAATAAAATAATCGTTGGCGTTGGAAGGGGTTCAGCTTGCGGTAGTTTATTATGCTATTTATTAGATATTACCAAAGTAGATCCAATAAAACATGATTTGTTATTTGCTAGATTTATTAATGTTGGTAGGACTGAAATGCCTGATATTGATATAGATTTTGATTCTAAAAATAGAAGTAAAATTAAAGAATATTTAGTTGGTAAATATGGAAAAGATAGGGTTTCTTCAATAGGAGCTTTTGGTACATTTAAATGCAGAGGGTTATTAAAGGATTTAGCCAGAGTTTATGAAAAGCCTCTTCCTGAGGTTATTGCTGCAACTAAATATATTCCATATGAATTTAGTTTAAAAGAGGCCCAGGCGATGCCCGACGTGAGAAGGTACATTGAGAAATATCCTGAAATATGGGAAATTGCTTTAAGATTAGAAGGGCAAGTGAGACACTTTTCAACACATGCTGCTGGAATTGTAATTTCAAATGAGACACTTTACGACCACGTTCCTTTATGCGTATACAAAAATGAAATTGTTACAGGATGGGATGAGGGTAGTGATAATATAAAATGTATTTCTGCTATTAAAATGATGAAATTAGATTGTTTAGGCCTTTCTACATTAAGCGTTATTGGACAAACTATTGAATTGATTAAAAAAAGAAAGAAAAAGGATTTATACAAAACATTATTTTATGATTTATCACTTAACGATAAAGAAATTTTAAAAATGGCTGATTTAGGTAAGACAACTGGTGTATTTCAATTTGAAAGTCGCTCTATTAAGGATTGGTTGAGAGAAATAGGGGTTGAAACGTTTGAGCATTTAGTTGCGGTTAATGCATTACATAGACCTGCTGCATTAAAGTCTGGTTATGCTAAAAAATATGCTAAAAGAAAAAATGGAATGGAAAAAATAGATTATCTTCATCCTAGTCTTAAAAAGCCATTAAAAAGAACTTATGGTCTTGTTGTTTTTCAAGAAGATTCTATGAGAATAGCAAAAGAAGTTGCAGGATATACATATGAAGAAGCTGATGATTTGAGGAAAATAACATCTAAAGGTGCCAAGTTAGTTGCTTCTGGAAAAGGATATTTGTTTGATGAGGCAAAAGAGATATTTGTAAAAAAATGTATTGATAATGGAGTAGATAAAGATCAAGCTAGTGAAATATTTAAGTTTATAGAATCTTTTATGGATTATGCATTTAATAGAGCTCATGCAGTTGCTTATAGTATTATTAGTTATCAATGTTTATATTTAAAAAAATATTATCCATTAGAATTTTTAATTTCTATTTTAAATAATGCTAGTAAAGAAGAAACATTAAACGATTATAAAAGAGAAGTAAAAAGAATGGGGTATGAACTATTAAACCCTAATGTTAATAAAAGTTCAGATTATTTTTCTATTGATAGCGGAGGAATACGTTATGGATTATCTTTTATTAAAAATATAGGATTAAAGGCTTCAACGGATATAGTTAAAATGGCTCCTTACGATAGTTTTGATGATTTTTTAGATAAAGTTAATAGAAGGGTTGTTAATAAGAGAGTTATAGAATCTTTAAATAAAGCTGGTGCCTTTAAGTGTTTTAATGATTATGATGAGTCTAAATATTTAAAAAAGGTAAAACAACAGTGTACAAATTAAAAAAATGCATTATAATGTATTATAGATGAATAGAAGGAGAGAAATATTGTAATGGTAAAAGATAAAAAAGAAAAAACCCCTAATATATCTAAAAAGCTATCAAAAGCATTAAAAATAATTGAGAAAAAATTTGGTAAAGATACAATAATTCGTGGTAATTCTGAAGATCTTGTTATTAAAAGAAACAGTAGTGGTATAAAAGAATTTGATGAGATGTTAGGTGGCGGTTTTCCTAGAGGAATGATAATGGAGCTTTATGGCCCTGAAAGTGGAGGAAAAAGCACGCTTCTTCTTAAACATATTGCTAAGGCACAAAAAAATGGATTAATTTGCGCTTATATTGATGCAGAAAAAGCGTTAGATTTAGAATGGTCAAAAAAACTTGGTGTTGATATTGATAGTCTTATTCACACAAGGATTACCGATGCAGATAACGTTTTTGATATTTTAAAACAACTTCTTATTAGCAAAGGTGTAGATGTTATTGTAGTAGATAGTGTTGCAGCACTTACGCCTAGAAAAGAAATAGAAGATGATATGAATAAAAAACAAATGGCTTTATTAGCTAGAACCGTTAATAAAGGCTTACGTGTTGTTAATACAATGAATGAACGTAAAGGAAGCGAAATCATATTTATAAATCAATTAAGAAGTAAAGTTGGTATGGTATTTGGTAACCCTGATACGACACCGGGTGGAAGAGGAATGGCGTTTTTTGCAGCAATTAGAGTAAGTATTAGAAGAGGTGAATGGTTTCCTAATAGAAAAGAAAGAATTGGTTTTGAGATGATTTGTAGGGCGGAAAAAAATAAAACAGCGATGCCTTATAAAGAAGCTAGATTTGTTTTTCTTAATGAAACAGGGAAGATAATTACTTGGGAAGAGGCTAAAGAGTTAAAGAAAACAATTACTAAAGAAGAAATAAAAGAAGAAGACTAAAAATGAATAAAAAAGTCTCATGCATAGGCAGAAAATTTGAAAAAAAATGGAATAAAAAAACCAAATCGCAAGGTACTATTGGGTCTGGAAACCTTTGGTTTGATAAAGAGGACGGTAAAAATCCAAATTGGTTATTTCAAAATAAAGCAACTAAAAAATCTTATTATGGCCTTCAACTTGTTGATATTCAAAAATTAAAAACTAATGCAGAAAAAACTAATCGTAATTGGGCTTTTGTAATTTGTTTTAATGCAGAAAGTTTTGATGAAACTGTTTTTGTATTAATCCCACTCAAATTATTAACTAAGATGTCTAAAGATTTTTTGAAATATAAAGTAGGTACTTGCATTATGTCAAAAGAAAATGCTAAACAAGTTAAATTAAAAGAAGATGATTTAAGTAATGATTGGTTAAATGATAAAGTATCAGCAGTTCATTTTTGTAGTAAAAACCCAGAAGCATTAATTATTATGAATGAAATTGATTTTTTAAAAGCATTTAAAAAAACTTTTATTTAGGGGGAAAAATGTATTACATTGGAGTCGACCCTAGTCTTACTGCTACCGGATTTGTTGTGTTAGATGAAAAAGGTAATCTTCAAGAGAAAAAAATCATTAAAAGTAAACTAAAAGATGTAGAACGTTTAATTGAATTATCTGATGAATTACGAGATAGTTTACAGACGTATAGAGGTAAAATTAGTGGTGTTTGTATAGAAGGTTATTCATTTGGCAGTAGATTAGGTCAAGCGTTTAGTATAGGGGAATTATGTGGTATATTTAAGATATGTTTAACAAAGTTTCCTGTATTATATAAAATAATTGCTCCAACAAGATTAAAGAAGTTTGTGACCGGTAAAGGAAATTCAAAAAAAGAATTATTACTTAAGGAGGTATATAAGAAGTGGGGTATAGATTTTAATGATAATAACTTGGCTGATGCTTATGGACTTGCTAGAATATCTTGGTCTTACGAAAATAGAAAGAAATTATTAAGTTATGAAAAGGAGATAATTGAACAAATATGAGTTTAAGAGATTTTTTAACAATGGGTAAAAGAGGGATGATTTATTTACAGGCTATTGATGATTTTTTATTAAAAAGGCAAAGAGAAGCGATTACAGATAAGAAAAAGAAAGGAGTTCATCCTAGTGGAATTAGTCATCCATGCTTAAAAAGTTTATATTATAGTTTTCATAGAATGCCACGTAAACCTAAAGATCCAAGAATAATTAAAATTTTAGATAATGGTACTTCAATGCATGAGAGATATAATCATTATGCGCAAGAAGCTGGCATTCTTATAGCAAAAGATATGAGATTAATACATGAAGAATATAGAGTAAGGTCTTATTTAGATCAATTAGTTTTGATTGATAATAAACTATTAATTATAGAATTAAAAAGCATGAATAATGATAAGTTTAATAAATTAATGGGAAGACCGCTTGATGCTCATAGACAACAGTTACAAATGTATATGTGGTTAATAAATGAATTATTTATAAATAAAAATTATTTAGAAGAAGATAAGTGGATATTCGATAAATATAAAGATTATTTTCCTATAACAAAATCGATAATTGTTGTAGAAAATAAAAATAATCAATTTGTTGAAGAATTTTCTATAAAATATGATGAAGAACTTATGCAATCTATATTAAAAACTATTAAAAAGCTTTTTTCATATGTAGATAATAATAAATTGCCGCAAAGAGGTTTTGATAAAGATAGTCAAGAATGTAGATGGTGTGATTATAATAAAATATGTTGGGGCGATGATATAATGGAAAATTTAAGGAAAAAAGAAAAAGAAAGGATAGATAAAAAAGATGAGTTATAAAGCTAATATTAAATTAAAACAATTAGATTTAAAAACAGAAGATTTAACGGCTAATCAAATAGATGCTGCTAAAGAAATAAATTTTTGTATTAAATCTGTTCAAGATCAAATAAAATTAATAAAAGAGTTTAATCATCCATTTGGTGTTGCTGAATGTTTAGGTGAAATATCTGTAATTTATTCAAGAATAGGAACTATTATAGCAGATTTTGAATATGAATATACTAAAATAGTTGATATAGTAGATTTTGATGTTTTATCTGAATGGAAAAGACTAAGTGATGAAGAAAATACCGCGGCTTATTGTAATAAGTTATCTGATTTAGTTGTTACTCAAGAAATAAGAAAAAGTAAAAGAATAGCTAAATGGTTATTAGAAAAAACTAGATATTATTATAGAAGTATTGAGAAAATTATTAATTCATATAATAGAAAACATGATGATTTGGTTCAAGAAAAAATATTATCGAGGCACCAACAATGAGTACAAAAACAACAAATAAAAGTTTTAAAGATGATACAATTGGAGTTGTTGAATATAATGGAGAAAAAGTTGAAATAACTATATCAGATATATGGTTTATAGATTTTATAAGAAAAACGCAATATGGAGAACTATCAAGTGTTCAAATTCAAGATGGTAAAATAATAATGGTTAAAAAATGCGAACAAAAAATAAAACCAATAAGAGGCTAATGAATGAAAAAAGAATGTAAACAATGTGGAAAATGTTGTAAAGATTTTACTTTAAATACTAATTTAGGTAAACTTAAGGCTAAAACAGAGGTTAATAATAAGCAAATAGATTTGTCTGATCCAATAACGTGTAGAGAGTTTTTAGATACTATGATTAGAAAAGGTAAATTAGATCCTGTTTTTGGTAGAGCAATAAGTCTTATAAGAATTGATGATGATGGTAATTGTAGGTTTAAATGTAATTATTTAACAATAGATAATAAATGTGCAATTCATAATATAAAGCCAGAGATATGTAGGAGAGCGTTTTGTGATAGATGCTGATGTTATAAAAAAAATATATCCTAATTATAAGAAAACAATTTGTGTTGATTTTGATGGGACTATTTGCGAATGGAAATATCCAGCAGAAGGTAAACCTCTGCCAGGAGTAAAATCAGCAATGAAGATATTTAGAGAGTTAGGGTTTAGAATTATTATTAGTAGTTGTAGAACTAATAAAAAAATAAATCCTAATATTTACAAAGAACAAAAAAATATTATTGAAAACTATTTAATTAAGAATAATATAATATTTGATGAAATAGATGATGGGGAAAATGGTAAAGTAATAGCTGATTTTTATATAGATGATAAAGCAGTAGAATTTTCTGAGAGAACAGGGTGGGCTAAAGTAATAAGAAAAATTTTAGATAAGATTAAGGATGAGTAGCGAAGTGGCTAAACGCGCCTGACTGTAAATCAGGTCCCTTCGGGGTTCGGTGGTTCAAATCCATCCTCGTCCATATAAAGGAGGAAAAATGGAAAAAGTAGAATGTAAACAATGTGGTAAATGTTGCAAATTTATGATTGTTGCTCCCTCTATTCCTTATGACGATCATAAAGAGTGGTTAGAATTTCATGGTATTACTTTGGTTGAAAGCTTTAATACGCCATGGCCTGCTTTAAGATTTGAAATTCCATGTAAACATCTTGATGAAAATGGTAAGTGTAAAATATATAATGAACGACCTAAATCTTGTAAAGTTTTTCCAGTAGGTAAAGTAAAAGAATGTCCAGAGTATGGAAAAAGACAAAAAATTGAAGAGGAAATAAAAAAGCTTCAAAAGCTATTATGAAAAAATTATTTTTTATATTAATTTTAATTGTATTAACAAGTTTTATTATTGGGTGTGGTCAAACAGTTTCTGAAAGTTTAACAACTACAACAAGTACGACTACAACGTCTATCTCTACAACAAGTACAACCACAACGACGTTATTTTCTACAACTACTACAGTAAATACATCAACTAGCACATCAACTACAACGTCAACGACGAATATTTCTATTTCAACATCAACAACTAGTTCTACTAGCACAACTATTACGACGCTACCCACAACAACTACGACCATTGTTTCTACAACCACAACAACGACTACCTCAACTACAACTACTAGTATAATCACAACTACTACAACTAGTACTACTACAACTACAATAATTGTTGAGCCTCTTCCATCTCATATTTTATATCCTTGTTTAGTTGCTACAGCTCATCCCACTTATGGCTATCCTATTATTAAAGTATCGTTTGCTGTATATTCAGGAGAGCCTCAAGCTTACTTATATCAAATTATTAGAACTGATTACGGAATTAGACATACAGTATATGCTAGTGGTTTACCAAATCCAGGGTCATTAACAGATATTAACTTTAATGATTCAGCTATTGTCGGCGGCCAATCTTATACTTATACTGTTATATCTTGTAATCACGGTACAGGATGTATTGAAGATGTTGTTGGCACAATTACTGCTTTAGAATAATGGAGGTGAATAATGAGGTTTAAGATTAATGATAAGGTTATGCAAAATAGAAAATACGATAATAGAGATGCTGTTCCTTACGGAGCTATTGGTACAATTATTGGTTTTGGCGAGGGCGCTATAAAAGTATTGTTTAAGGGCATTGGAGAAAGATATTGTGATGAGAATAGTTTGATATTAATAAAGGAGGAAAACAAAATGACAGATTCAGAAAGAGATGACGGAAGAAGTTTATATAAGGTTATCGTGGTGAATCCTAATGAAGATGGGGAAGTTATATTAGAAGAGAATGTTATTGCAAAGGATGAAGGGGAAGCTAAATTTCAGTCTAGTATTAAAGAAGTTGTAAAGGCTAAAAAATTAAAAGTTGGTAATGTTGATGTAATAATTAAACTTCTTGGACCCGTAAGACCTTACGAGACAGTACAAAAGGTTAAGTTAATTGGGGGAATAGATGGATATAAAGTTGTAAAGGAGGAAAAATAAAGATGAATTTAAAATTTTTATTAGGCGTATTTTTATGTCTTTTACCTTGGATCATACTTTTTGTTCTTTTATGCTTTATAAGCAGTTTTATGAATGCAGTTATCTCTTCTATAATAGCAATTGTTATTGCATTTGTAATAATCTTTTGTGTGATTGCAGGAACTGAGTTAATTAAAAATAGTTAAACCATGAAAAAAATCAAAAAAATATCTAAATTAAAAAATTTAAAAGTAATTGATAAAGTATTTGATTTTGATAGTGAAAAAACAGATCGACATATAGAAGTAGTATTAAGAAAGATACACAAAAAATTGAATGAAACTATAAAGGTGATAAATGAAAAAAGTATTAATAGTAGAAGATAATCCTAGAACGTTAAAAGAATTAATAGATTTATTTATTCCAGATGAAATAGGTGAATCTCCTGATTATGATTTAACTATTTGTACTTGTGAAGATATTCCTAAACAATTAGATCCAGGGTTATTTGATTATATTTTATTAGACCATGATTTACCTAATAGAGGGAATTCAGGTAGAATATTAAATGAGTGGTTTATGAATTTTGAAGTTACAGGAACTATAAGAAGTGGAACGTATGATGGTAAAATGATTGCTATATCTTGTGTTCCCATTAATAATCAAAGACTATTAGAGTTAGGGTGTAATTGTGCTATTAATAAAATGGATTCAGATTGGTTAGAAAGGTTAAAAAAAGAAATAATGGAGAAATAAAATGTTAGAAGCTTTTGTAAAATCATTAGTTATTTTTATTATTATTTGTGCTCAGTGTTTAGGCGTATATATTGAAGATAGAATGTTAGAAAATAAAAGGAGGTAAAAATGGGAAATTTAGAGGTATTAGCATTACAAGGAGTATCGGTTGAATCAATTTCAGTAATAAGTAATTATTATTTTTATCAAACAGTTATTGTTTCTGGTTTAGCTGCGTTTTCGGCTTTATTAGCGTTGATAGCTTGTGGAATTATGTGTAAAAGGAGGTGAAATAATGGGAGAAATGGCAATTTTAAGTGAAAATGGTGATGATAAGATAACTTGGAATATCGATAGTAAAAAAGATACAGAAAAGGCTAAAAAAGAGTTTAATAAACTAAAGAAAGACGGCTATTCTTTTTTCTATGCAGACGTTGAAGGGAATCAAAAGGGAGAGATAAAAGATTTTGATCAAAATGCTGGTTTAATTTTAGCAGTACCAACGACAAGAAAAGGATAAAATGATAACTGAAATCTATTGTTCAGAGTGTAAAAAATATAATACTATAGAAATACCTGAAGATGTAGATGGTTTACATATTATTATATGTGGGTTTTGTAATCATAAACATTATAGAGCTATTAAGAAAGGGATAATGACCGATTTGCGATTTCCAGAGAAAGTTTTAGAAAAAAGTTTATTGCAAACTTTCACCTATTACGGAAAATGGAGGGAAGAAACATGGGAGAAGAATCAGTTTCTGAGCGAATTATGGGCGAAGACTTCGGTTTAGAGCAAAAGAAGAGTCACTTAGCAAGACAATTTAAAGGTCGATTTTGGAAAGAAGATTATTTTTGTAGAAAACAAAAAGAATGGTTAGTAAATGATGTTACTATGCCAATAATTGAAGATAAAAGCACAGTAAAGCTGTTAGAAGTATTAAAAAGATTAAAGCTTGGAGATGTACAAAATGCCGTATTATAGTACTAGTAATTTTTATGATGGAACTACTTGCTGTGCAGGAGAAACTACAACGGCGAATGCTTTAACATTAGAAGATATAAATAGTTGTACCCAGGATTGGGCTACAACACCTAATGCGAATGTTGGAATATACGGGAATGCAGGAAGTTTTACTATTAATAACGATGTGGTTATTGATGGAGATGGTGCATCTATAATTACTGACAATATAAAAATATTAAAAGAAGTAAAAGTTGATTTAAGTTTTGTAAGAGACCCTAATAGAGACGGTATAGAATATCGAATGGAAGTTGCATTTGCACCTGTGGCGCCTAATGCAATGGAAGCGAGATGTTTTCCTGATCCTCCTTTTAGGGTTATGACGCAAGAAAGAACAATTTCTAAAAGAAGACGCGTATCTAAATTGGGATTTTTATCATTAGAAGCTATTGATAGAGAGAATGTTCCACAACCTAAATTAATTGAAGAATGGATAAAACAAGGGGCAAGAGAGGTTGGAAGAGAGCTAGCAAGAGAGATAACTCATAATACAATTAGACCTGAAAGCTTGCAACGTCTGCGTGGCAAAGAGCAACTAAGACAAATATTAAATGAATATGAGATTGAGTTACCAACAAAAGACGGAATTATTATAGTACCTATTGGAAATTTAGTAAGAAAACATATAGGAGAAGGTGAAAAACTTACTTTCGATTTTAATGAAGTTCGTAATATTATAAAAGCAGATAAAGCTAAAAAGAAAATAGCTAAATATAAATCAGTTAATATTAGAAATATTATAAGCGCTTCATCAATGAAGCTCGAAGATATGTATAACTATTGGGGGATTAAAGATAAGTTTTTAGGAAACTTCTCAGAGGAAGAGGTACAAAAGGAATTAAAGGCCTTAACGTTATTAAAAAGATTAGTAGTAGATGAAGAATTTAAGAGATATATAAAAGATAAATATATTGATATTCCTTCAATAAAAGGAGATAAGGTATACAGAATTAATAGAAGTGGGCATATTAAAGTATTAACTAAACAAAAAACATTTCTAAAAGAAGAGCTGTGTGTTAATCTTCATAATCCAAGAGGACCACAAACTGATGAAGTTATCATGAAAGCAATGTTTGCTAAGAATAATGAGTCAGGGCTGTACGAAAGAAGCAATGTGTATAAAAAAGAATTAGTTTTGGCAAGGAGTTAAAAATGGATAAAAAATTATTAGAAAAAATGGCAGAAAAAGTTCATGATGGTTGGATGAAAGAAAAAAGAAAACAAGGTTATCACCATCCAAGTAAATGTCCTCTAGAAAGAAAAGGATGTATGAAGTGTCATGAACAAATGAAACCGTATAATAAACTTATTGATTCTGTTAAAGAATTAGATAGAGTAATGATACGAGAGTTTGAAAAGAATATAAAAGGTTTAGGGTACACAATACTAAAGAAAAAGGAGGAACAGGTAAGAAAGTAGTAGCTTTCTTGAAAAAGGTCGTTATAATATATTGTATAAGGAGGATTCAAAATGGATGAAGATACTAAGTTAGTGATAAAAGTTGGTACGGGCGTTGTTATTATTGCGTGCATTTTAACATTCTTTTTTTCTAGTGTTAAGTTTCTATCGGTTGGAGAGAAAGCAACAGTTTTTAATAGATTTACAGGCGTAATGAAAAGACAGCTTTCAGCAGGTATAAACTTTGTTAATCCTATTACAGCTAAAGTTAAAAAGTTTGATATTAAATTACAAAAAGAAGACTGGAAAAAGGTTGAAGGAATGTCATCAGATAACCAAATTATTTGGCTTGATCTTGTAATTAACTATAGATTACCTGCCGATAAGTTAAATGATATTTATGAAAAAATTCAAGGAGATATTAGATTTACTGTATTCGATAATATGGTTTATGAGATAGCTAAAACTTCTTTAGGTAAGTTTAAGATTGAAGAGATAGCAAGAAATCGTGAAGACTTAAAGAAAGAACTTGAAACTAGATTAAAAGAATCAGCTGCTAAATATTATATTATTGTTGAAAATGTAAGTATTTACAATGTAGATTATTCAGATGATTATAATAAAGCGGTAGAAAAGAAACTAGTTGCGCAACAAAAAGCTCAAGAAGCTGAATTTAGTAAACAAGCTAAAATTAGAGAAGCAGAAGGGGTAGCTCAAAGCAACACGCTTATTAGAACTACTGTAACAGATTTAGTTTTAAGACAGAAATGGATTGAAAGATGGGACGGGCAATTACCTACTACAATAATGGGTAATAATGCTTCGGCGCTATTGCAGATAAAGTAATGTAAGACTTAGATAATTTAATATGGGGCAGGTTTGGTAAGCCTAGTTGCAACTAGCATAAAAAACGCCAAATAAACCGTTTTCCTGCTCTGTATTATTAATAAATTAAATAAAGGAGGGGAAAATGGAAGTAATAACAACAGAAAATAAACCAATAAAATCATGGGTTAAAGATATTGAAGAAGGCGCTTTAAAGCAAGCCAAAAACTTGGCTAATCTACCTTTTATTCATAAGCACGTAGCTTTAATGCCAGATGCTCATCAAGGTTATGGAATGCCAATTGGTGGAGTTATTGCTACGAAAAGGGTAGTAATTCCTAATGCAGTTGGCGTTGATATTGGGTGTGGGATGTGTGCAGTTAAGACATCTTTAACTGAGATAGATACTGAAACACTTAAAAAGATAATGAAAGGAATTAGAAAAGTTATACCTGTCGGAGGGAACCACCAAAAGGAAAAACAAGATGAAAGTTTAATGCCAGAAGCACCAATTAAGCATGATTTTTGTTCTCACGATTTTCCCGTTATTTCGGAGCAGTATAATTCAGCTTTAAAGCAATTAGGAACCCTCGGAGGAGGGAATCATTTTATAGATATTCTTAAAGGATCAGATGGTCATATTTGGATTATGCTTCACTCAGGGAGTAGAAATCTAGGATATAGAGTAGCTAAACATCATAATGATATTGCGATAAAATTAAATGAGAGGTGGCATTCAAAAGTTCCTAAAGAATGGGAATTAGCTTTTCTTCCTTTAGAAACTGAAGAGGCTAAAACTTATTTAAGAGAAATGCAATATTGTGTTGATTTTGCTTTGGCTAATAGGCATCTAATGATGTGCAGAATACTAGACATTTTTGAAGAAAATATGAGTTTATTTTCTAATATAACTTCTTATGAATATTCTGTAGATGTTATAAATATTGCTCATAATTACGTTACAATGGAAAGTCATTTTGGAGAGAACGTTATGGTACATAGAAAGGGGGCGACTCTAGCAAGAGAAAACACTATTGGTATTATTCCTGGATCAATGGGAACAGCTTCTTATATAGTTAAAGGAAAAGGGGAATCTCTTAGTTTTATGAGTTGTTCTCATGGAGCTGGTAGGTGTATGGGGAGAAAGCAAGCTGTTAGAGAGCTAAGTCTTAAAGAGGAACTTAAAAAGCTAAATAACAAAGGAATTATTCATGGGGTAAGAACTCAGAAAGATTTAGATGAAGCACCGAGCTCATATAAAAATATTGATGAGGTAATGAAGCAACAAGAAGATTTGGTTGATATTTTAGTTAAATTAGAACCGATTGCTGTTATAAAGGGTTAATAATTATGGGGATAGCTATGAAATGGAATGGAACAATTATTTGTGGTTTTGCTGGAATTGGAAAATCAATGCTTGCAAAGAAATATCCTAATGTAGTTGATTTAGAAAGTACTCCTTTTGAGAGGGACTGGAAAAGATATGCAAAAGTAGCTAGGTATATGGCAAAAAATGGATATATAGTTCTTGTGTCTTGTCATAAAGAGTTACGAGAAGAATTACATGATGGTTACATCATAGCAAAACCAGCACAATTAGACAGGCTTGAATATATCAAAAGATACAAAAACAGAGGAAACAATGAAGCATTTGTTAACTTAATGGATAAAAAATGGGAATTATTTCTTAGATTATTACCCAACGAAAGTGAATATTTATTAGTCAAAAATAATTTAGAGGAAACATTACTAGATAAGGAAGAGAAGTGATGAGTTATAGTAAGGACATAAAAGAATCAGGGGGACAAGGCGGTAAACTTGGTCATAGTAATATGACTCATTGGACAGGAACAGAGGAGATAAAGATAGTAGCTAAGAAGAAAAGAAGATTAAATTCTAAGAAAATAATAGCTGAAGCTTTAGAAGAGGATATAAATAATGAGTAAAAATATTTGGTATAAACAAGGAAAAGATAGAAGTAGAGGAGCAAACGAAACATGGTATAGGGGAGAAACTTGTAATTTTATTGCCCATAAAGTTAATTTAAAAGAAGAAGAAGCATTAGATCAATATGTACTTTATGGGTGGATGCCAGATAAACCTTTTATTGATAAACAAACATCTATTACAGCATTTGGTAGTTGTTTTGCTATGGAAATAAGAAAATATTTATCTAGAAAAAGGTATAATGTTTTAGGAAAGGATAAAAAATTAGGTTCTTATATTGTTACTCAAGGGGCAGGGATTAATAATACATTTGTAATGAGACAACAATTTGAATGGGCGTTTTTAAATAGAAAGTTTAAAGATGCTATTTGGTTCGATGATGAAAAAAGAGAAAATAAGCCTTTAGAAGAAATAAGATTAGATACATATGAATTATTTAAAAAGACAGACGTCTTTATTATGACATTAGGTTTATCAGAAATTTGGTATAATAAAGAAACTAATGATGTATTTTGGAGAGCAATTCCAAAGAATATGTTTGATCCTAAAAAACACGGATTTAGAATAAGTACTTATCAAGAAAATTTAGATAATTTAAAAAGAATTTATAGTATTATAAGAAGATTCAAATCAAATGCTAAAATAGTATTTACGCTATCTCCAGTTCCATTAATAGCAACATTTAGACCAGTTTCATGTATTACTGCTAATTGTGTTTCTAAATCTATATTAAGAGTTGCAGTCGATGAGTTAGTTAGAGAAAATAAAGAGGATAAAAATCTATTTTATTTTCCATCTTATGAGATTGTAAAAGAATATTTTACAGATGCATATCAAGAAGACAATAGACATATCAAAAAAGAAGTAGTAGATACTATTATGAATAAATTTAGTGAGTATTATTTAGTAAAATGAAAGAATTTATAGAAAAAAATTGGATAGAAATAGTTTTAATAATAATAACATTAATTATGCTTTCTTTTGCTATATGGCAATTAATTTTACAACAAAATAAACCCATATTAGAAAGAACAAATTTAGCCAATTATTATATAATTAATAAAGGAGTTTAAAAATGATATTTAAAGAAGAAGAAAAAAAAGAGTTATTAAGGAAATTAAATGAATTGTTAGTTAAAATAGATAGTAATGTTATAGAAGAAAAACATAAATGGCAACTTCTTATTACTAAAACAGATAATGGTTTCTTATTAGAAAATCCATATAATGATAATATAGATAATTTTAATAGTTTAGTTGTAGAGCAAGGTGAAGGATTAGAAGACGAAAGTTTTTATGAATCAAATATGATTCAATTATTATTACGTAATATTAGAGAATATTTTGGATTATATTATTCTAAACATAAAAAACATAATTGTGTTATTAAAATTACAGAGAAAGAATAATGAATAAAAAAAGAATTTCTATACCTGCAGAAAAATACGAAAAAATAATAGATAAGACTCTTAAGAAAACCAAAAGTCTTCCTGTTCAAGAAGTTTTAGTACAGTTATTAAATGCAACAAGTAAATATAAGATTTCATCTAAAAATGAGATTTCTTTATGTAAAAGTTGTTATTGTATGACTAAAACTATTAAAGGAAAATGCGGAAAATGCAAAAAGAAAAAATCATAAATAATAAAAAATTAGCTAAGTGTATTAATTATGCAATAGAGGCTCATAAAGAGCAAAAAGATTATTCAGGGATTCCTTATATAGTCCATTTAGTTTCTGTTATGAATGGAGTAGATACAGTTGATGAAAAAATAGTAGCGATATTACATGATATTATAGAAGACACAGAGATATCTGATTTAAAATTAGCAACTGAATTAAATCTTCCAATCTATATTAGTAAAGCTATATACGCTATTACTCATATAAAAAATGAATCTAATGAAGAGTATATTAAAAGAGTAAAAAATAATAAATTAGCAACTAAAGTTAAGATAGCAGATTTACAACATAATATGGATTTAACAAGAATGATTAATTTAGATCAAGATTTAGTTGATAGGTTAAATAAGAAACATGTTTCTGCTTATAAGCAATTAATGAGTGAGGAGTAAAAATGAAAGCTTTAATATTAGGTGATACACACGCCCATTTAAAGATAATAAATATTATTATAAAACAACACCCTGAAATTGATGTAGTTTTTCAACTTGGAGATTTAGGTATATGGAAAACTCAAGATTTTCTTAATTGGGGGTACTTAGTAGATAAAGCGGGGCATTGGAACATTACTGACACTATGATTCCTTTTCAAGATGTTGTTAATGATAATTATAAATTTGATAGAACTTTAATATTTATTAGTGGTAATCATGAAAATTTTGATTATAGAGATTCTATTGATTGGAATAAATTAGAGAAAAATAACCATATCATTTGGCTCAATGATTATAGTGGAAGTTTTTATTGGTCATTAGAAAATAAATCTATAAAAATAGCAGGTTTAAATGGTTGTTATTCTTACAAAGTTTATACAGGGGGTTATCAAAAAAGAAGAAAAATAAAAGTAAAACCAGAAACTCCTCCACATATAGAAGAATATCTAAATCAAGTTATGGGTAGAGACCCTAGAGGAAGATTTACTAAGAAAGATATTGATAAATTAAAAAAGCAAAAAGCTGATATATTATTATTACATGAACCACCAATAGGAATGTATAATACTGGTGATTTAGCTATAAAACAAAAACCAGGAAGCAGTCCTATTAATGAACTAATAAAAGCTATGCAACCAAGATATGCTTTTATTGGACATATGCACGAAAAAAAAGAGTATAAAATTGGTAGAACAAAATGTATTGGATTACCAGAAGCTATTAATGGGTACGGAATATTAGATACAGAAGATTGGAGTTTTAAATTATATGATTGAACAATGTAATATTGATATAAGATTTAGTAATCTTCTAATTAAAATTAATAAAAATAAATGCCCAAATTGTGGTAAAGAAATAGATCGAGGAGATGTTGCGTGGAATTGTGCATGTACAGAAGCAGGCACTGAATGTTCTATTTTATCTATAATATGTCAAAAGTGTAGTACAGAAATTATTTATGAAGATTCTTGGAATCCTGGAATAGAAAATTTTGAAGAATTTGTTTTAGAGCTGGAGGATATTTTACTAGAAAAATAAGAGGAGAAATTTAAATGAAAATAATAATAGAACAAGAAAACAATAAATACGTATACGAAACAGATAAGTTAGATATATTATTAAGTGAGATGTTAGAAGTATTTGAAGGTTTATTATATCAAATGGGTTATAGGTTTAAAGGTGAGTTAGATTTTATTGAGGAGGAAATTAATGATGAGCGTACCTTATAATTTATTTAAAGACTTTCAATTTAAAAATAATATTATTTTAGAAGGTTATAGAGGATCTATTTCTCATGGAGTTTATGTAAAAGACCATATTGACGATAAAGATATATTTGGAGTTTATATTCCTCCCCCTGAATATATTATTGGGTTAAAGCAAAAAGATCATTATGAAAAACAAAAAGACGAGTGGGATGTCTTATATTACTCACTTAAAAAGTTTGTTCATCTAGCGCTAAAAGGAAATCCCAATGTTTTGTGCTTGCTCTGGCTAAGAAAAAATGATTATACGGATATAGGAGAAGAAGGGCAAATCTTAATCGATAATAGAGATATGTTTACTGCAAGAAGTTGTTACCATAGCTTTGTAGGGTATGCTTGGGGGCAACTTAGACAAATGGAAAAATTTAATAAAGAAGGCTACATGGGCAAAAAAAGAATGGAGCTTGTTAAAAAGTTTGGGTATGATTGTAAAAATGCAGCACATTTAATTAGGTTATTAAAAATGGGGATAGAATTTTTAACAACAGGGGAATTAAATGTTTTTAGAAAATCAGATAAACAACAATTATTAGCTATTAAATTAGGTGAATGGAAGTTAGAAGAAGTAAAATTTGAAGCTAAGAGGCTTTTTGCTTTAGCAGAAGAATCTTATGTTAGAAGTAAATTAAAAGATAATCCTGATAAAGATAAAGCAAATAAGCTTTTAATAGAATTACATAATAATTTTTGGGCAAAAGGAAAGTATTAAGGAGGAAAATAATGAAATATTTTTTTATTTATGGAGGATTAGGGGGTATTGGCGGGTGTCTTTTAAATATTCCTATTATTTATATTGTTGGCAGTAATTATGTTCCACTATTGTTGTGGATGATGGTTTGTATTGTTTTTTTAATTATTGGAGTATTAATGAAATAAAATGGTATATTGTAGAAACTGTTCAAAAAAATATTTTTGTAAGGATGTAGAAAAAACAAGATGGATAGATTGTGATATGTATGAAGAAACTTTAGATTTTTTAATTGACAATGAAGAAGAGTTTTTAATGGAACTAGATAGACAAGAAAGTGCTCAAAAAAAGAAAGTTAAAAATAAAATTAAAGTTAAAATTAAAGTTAAAAATAAAGTTAAAAGATTAGGTACGAATGTTTATAAGGGATTAATCAAAAGTGAATAATAAAAATAAATTAGTATTTATATTTGGTACTAGGCCAGAAGCAATTAAAATGGCTCCAATTATTCTTGAAGCAAGAAAAGATAAAAAATTAGAGGTTAAAGTAATATCAACTGGGCAGCATAAAGAAATGGTATATCAAGTATTAAAATCATTTGGTATTAATGTTGATTTAGATTTAGATATTATGAAGTCTAATCAAACATTATTTGATATTTCTGAGAGATGCTTACATAGACTAAAACCAATTCTTGAACAAGAAAAACCAGATTATGTGTTTGTTCAAGGAGATACAACAACAGCATTTATAACAGCATTAACTTGTTTTTATTTAAAGATAAAAGTAGTTCACGTTGAAGCAGGATTAAGAACAGATAATAAGTATAATCCTTTTCCTGAAGAAATTAATAGAAGATTAATAACACAAATAGCAGATGTTAATTTTGTTCCTACTAAGGAAGCATTAAATAATCTTTTAAATTCCGAAGTTACTACAAATACTATATATTTAGTTGGTAATACAGTAATTGATGCTTTATTTTATATTCTTAAGAAATATAAAAAAGATTTAGGTTTTCCTAAAAATAAAAGAATTATTTTAGTAACAACTCATAGAAGAGAAAGCTTAGGGAAACCAATGAAACAAACTTGTTTTGCTTTAAAAGAAATAGCAAGTAGATTTAAAGAGGATTTAATAGTTCTTCCTATGCATAAAAATCCAAAAGTAAGAAATATGCTTTTAAAAGAATTAAGTGAGATTAAAAATATAAAACTTGTTGAGCCATATAATTATATTGACTTTGTTAATTTGATGAATCAATCGTATTTAATAATTACTGATTCAGGAGGGGTTCAGGAAGAAGCTCCATCTTTAGGTAAACCAGTTTTAGTAATAAGAGAAACTACAGAAAGGCCAGAAGGAATAGAAGCCGGAACATGTAAATTAGTAGGAACTGATATTTTTAAGATTGTTGATATGACAACATTGTTATTAACTAATAAAGAAGAATATGATAAAATAAGTAATAAAAACAATCCTTACGGAGATGGGAAAGCTGCTAAAAGAATTATAAAGATTATAAAGGAGGTAAAAGATGATAAGAAAAATTAAGAAAGTAAAGAAAAAGACATTAAAAGAATTTGATGCTTATTACGTTCCTTATGATGAAGAGAAATGTGTAACAATAGAGGCCAAAAGTTTAAAAGATGCAAAAAAGAAAGCAGAAAAACTTC